CAGTTGCGGAAGAACTTGAACGATACCTTCAATCAAACTCATTAAAATTTGAATCCCTGCGTTAATGATCGTTGGTAAATTTTCGATCAATGCGTTTGCAAGTGCAAGAATCAGCTGCAAGGCCGCTTCTATTAGTTGCGGAAGGACCTGAATAATTCCGGTAATCAACGAGTTCAAAATTTGGATTCCGGCTTGAATGATCTGCGGCAAAAGCGAAACGATCGTATTTACCAACGTAGTCAGCATCGTTGTGGCCGCTGTGATGATCTGCGGCAATGCCTCGACTATTCCTTGGATCAAGGACGTTATGATTAAAACTCCGGCACCAACTAACGGAGGTATTAACGTAACGAGCGCCTGAACGAACGAATTGATGATCTGTGTTGCTGACGATAGAATACCGGGCAACGCCTTAGTGAATCCGTCAAGCAAGCCCTCGATAATCTTGACGCCCGACTCTAAAATCTTCGGTAGATTCTTCACGATCATGTTAACGAAAGAATCAACGGCTTTAGTCGCTGTTTCGAGAATCTTCGGCATATTCTGCTCGATACCTTTCGCGATCGCCGGCAAGTATTTCGATCCTGCGACCATTAATCCCGGAATACCGCCGATTATGATTCCGATGATATTCGGAATGAATTCCGCTAATCCTGAAAAATCTCCGTTAAAGGCGTCGGTGATCGTCTTCTTCAGATCCTCGAATGCGCCTCGGATAATTGCGACTCCTTTGACGACAACATTCGCAACAGAAGGCGGCAGGAGGTTGTGAAGCGCGATCGATCCTTGCGTAAAGTCTCCGGTCAGCGTTTCGGCTAGGCCTTTGAATAGGGCGGTCAAGTTTTTTACTACCGGAGTTACTTTCTGCCCCAGTTTGTTTCCTAAATCCTGAAGTTTTCCGCGGATCATGTCGCTATTCTTATAGACGTAGGCGAATGCGGCTGCTAATGCGATAACGGCGCCTATTCCCAGCGTGAACTGAAACATCGTTAACAAAAGAGCTTTTCGGGTTGTCCTGAGTACGGTTGCGAGTGCACCGAGACTGGACGAGAAGGACGCGACTGCCGTTACTGAGGCCGCGGAAATCGCTATAAAGGCTACTAATCCGGTAACAACGGCCGCAGTTACTGCGATAAATTTCTTCGTACCGTCACTCAGTTTGTTGAAGCGCTCAGTTAAATTAGCGATCTTGTCCGCTGCGGCCGAAACATAAGGCGCAAGCTGATCCCCTATTGTTGTTGCGAAAGATTCGAACGCACCGCTCAAATGCTCAAGAGAACCGCCGATTCCTTCTTTCATTTGTTTCGCGGTTTTCGCTGCTGCACCGCTGGAGTTTTCTAGCTCTTTCGTAAACTCGCCCAACGCGTCAGGCCCCTTCGAAACAACCGCCATCATTCCGGTAACTGCTTCAGTACCGAATATGCTTGCGAGAGCCGCTGATTTCTGAGCGTCGGTCATGCCCGCCATACCTTTTTGTAGCTGGCCGATAATGTCTTTTAATGACCGGAAATTACCCTTTTGATCGACTGTCGTTACACCAAGATCCTCCAATGTATTTGCCGCCCGCTTTGGTGGATCAACCAGCCGCAGTAAAGCAGATCGTAGCGTCGTCCCCGCCTGCTCGCCTGCAAGTCCTGCGTCAACCATGATACCGGTTGCGGCGGAAAGTTCCTCTAATGATATACCGAGCTGCGCCGCCGGTCCCGCTGCGTATTTGAAAGCGTATTGTAGCGATGTCATACCAGCCGCTGACTTGTTCGCAGTCATCGCCAGAACGTCCGCAATTCTTCCGGATTCGGTCGCTTTCAGATTAAAAGCATTTAAGGCTGATGTAATCGTGTCACTCGTCAAAGCAAGATCCTCGCCGCTGGCTTCTGCGGCGGCTATAATGCCAGGCATGGCTCCAATGATCTTATTGGCATCGAAGCCTTTTGCGGCAAGTTCCGTCATAGCTTCCGCGACCTGGGACGATGTCTGCGTAGTCGAAGCGCCTAGTTCTAACGCTGAATCCCGCATTTTCTGAAAATCGCTACCGGTAGCCCCAGCGATCGCTCCAGCTTTTCGCATAGCCGTATCAAATTCGGCTGATTTCGCGACGGTTGCGGAAAGGCCGGCAGCCATTCCGGTAGCCGCGGCCCCAAAACCTAGCGCCATTGATCGCGAAAAACCTGATATTTCTTGTCCAAAAGAAGATATCCGCGATTGTGCCTCAGACAAAGAGCGAGTCAGATCCGTAATTGTGGCGCCTATTCGTACATTAATAGAATGGTCCGCCATTATTCACCAAACCTTCTCTCGAACTCGCTGTAAATGCGTGCGGCCTCTGCCTCTAACCGTTGTGCCTCTGCGTTTTCTCTGCGGTAAAGATGGTCGAAGGCTTCGCCAACTGTTTCGAGATACGCGATCAACAAATTAACCGGTTCCTGATCGTTTTCTTTAAAAGTCATTCGTTTAAGTTTACGAGCGTGCCGATTTGCCAGATTTCTTGCGCGTTTCATTTCGCTAAGGAAAGCCTGGCCGTATTCCAATTTCCCCAACTTCGGTTTAATTTCTTTGTCAAATTTCTCTGCTACTTTCAGTGCAATCAAATTCGCCTGACGAAGATTATTCATTTATCCGATTCCCCCTTCTAAAATAAAAAAAAGCACCCTGGTTAGAGGTGCTTCGTGCATTATTCGATTCTCCCGCGTTCCCATGCTCGTTTTACTTCATCCTCAAAAATTCCGTATTTGTTTGGCCCGTTATCTCGATAAGTATAGATCGGATGATGGACTGATAGGCCCGGTTCATTTTGCTGCGCAATGTGGTCGGGTACATCTATCTCCTGTACAAGGTCATAATATTTTTTCTGACCGTCGGTAATTAAAAGGTCATAGTACGACTTGGCTGCCTCAAGATATTCTTGCTTCGCCTTTGCAATACGTTTCAGCACCTTTTCCTCATTAGCGTCTCTGTTTGCTCGAATTTCATCTCGGGCCATCTCTAAAATTTCGATTTTGAGGCGGCTTTTTTTACCACTATTCAACCCGAAAACGATGTTTTCGCGCTCCTTTGCCCCGTTTAATTCTAGCTGTAACTCGGCAACCCTTCGGCGAGCTTCTCTTTCTTTCGTCCTGTTCGCATCAGAAGGATTGTCCGCCAGTTTCGCAATAGCTGACTTTAGCTCGACCTCGGCTTCCGCCAACTCATCCGCCACTTTTGCATTATAGCCGCGAATTTTCTCCGAGCTGCTTGCCGCCTTTTCTTCTAGCGCCTTCAATTCCGATATTTTTTCCTGTAGCTGCTTAGAAAATTTCACCTAACCGTCTCCTTATCGAATGATTTTTTGAGAATTAAAAAAGAGATCGCGAAATATCTGCCATCTCCCTTTGACCGTCTTATTTTGTTCGAGTGAATCTAACGCATTGTCCAATGTTGCTACTTCCTGCCATGTCGCGTCATCGCCGCTGAAATCCGCAGAAGCCAGCTCGTAAGATGCGAACCGTTTTAGCATCCTGTTTGTCGTCTGACATAATGTCGGGTGTATCGGCTCATCGATTCCCATCGTTTCAAAGACAATCGGCTGTAACAAAGGATGGTCGACGATTACCTTTAGCGATATTACACCCTCGATCTTAGCTACCGATCTCAGCGCCCTTTGAAGCGCGATATGTCCGCAGTAAGACATGTCGTTACGTCGTCTCCCTAATGCGAGAAATGTGCCGGCTGCCTTCTCGCCTTCGAAATTGTGAAGCGTATATGAATAGACCGTCTCACGACCATCGCTTGCTTGCGTTAAATAAAGCGTGTAGTTCATTCGGCTTCCTCACTTTCTAACGCCTGGATACGTGTGTCGATTCGCATCAATTCCGCCGCCTCACGACCTGATCCGGCGTATCCCCTGTAATTCGCTTTCTTTTCCTCGTATAAACTTCGGAGTTCCTGCGCGGTCATCCCTTCGTATGGATCTGAAGGTCGGCCGGCCTCGTAATCGCCGTTTGAAATTTGTGAAGCCAGGTCTATGACTGCTCGTTGGGCTTCCCGGTACTCTGATTCAGTAACTGTACGAGAAGGTTTTAGTGTCCCTTCGTATTTGATCACCGTTTGTTTTGCATCAATTAGCTGCCGTTCCAGTTCTGCCCTTTTTTCTTTCCATTCACTCATTCGAAATCCCCTCATTTCTGATCGCTCTTTCTTCTTTCAATAGTTCGGCCTCATATTCTTCAACCGGCGTTTTTACAGGCCCCTCTATTACAAACGCGTCCTTTGCCCCGTAATGATAGGCCGAATCTGTCGCCGAATTAAACAGCTCTCGGCGAAATTCGAGATCGGTCAACCCGTCGCCGCGGCTTACGGTCGAAAACACGATCAGGGAGTCGTCACGGTCCGTCACCTTATATGTGCCTTTTTCTAGGTCCAGTTTGATAAAAGCGACACCACCGGGCAATAGGTCCGTAAAGCTGCCGGCTTTTGGCTCGCGAATATATGTCGTTTCAGCCGTACCGTAATCTCCGTAATGATCGAACATTTTTAAGACGCAGAACATGCCGGTTCCCCCTTTTCGCAAACGATCGTTGCTTCTTCTTCGTAAGCTCGACATTCTAGCACCGCCCGCGAGACGTTTAGGTCACGGGTGCGGCCGGATGATCGGCGGATGATTTCTCCCGTTTCTGCTCTAACTGTGATCGCCTCTGACGGTTTTACATAGATAAATACGTCATACAAGCAAATACCCCCTAAAAGTAGGTGTAATGAACAGATATTCGTTGAAAATGAAAAGAAACAAGCCCTCGAAATCTAGTCTTAATAGGAATAGTCGCGGCGACATAAAAACCGCTTAAATCCTTCGATTTCCTTAAAAACTTGATACGCGAACATCGAACATCCTCTCGGCTGCTCGGCGCTGTTCAATCGGGATTTTAAACTGGATGCCTACGAGCCTATCGTTTTTAAAATAGTCGGCTACGATGACCCAATCCTTTTTATATCGCTTCACGCGCCGAATCAATTCCTTGTCTTCCGTGTACCCAAACAGCCACCCTTTGCCGAACTTCCATAGATCATTCATGTCTCAACCTCCGTATTTTGGTAGAATTCAAGTAAATCGATGACTTTTTCCGGAGTGAGTTCCAGAAATTCCGAAAACCTTTCGGCTACCTTATCCGGCAACTGGCGGGCGCCCGACTCAATCATCGAAACCATAGACTCACTAATTCCTGTGATTCTAGCCACGTCTTTTTGAGAAAGCCTATAAATTTTCCGTATTTTGCGTATCGTTGACCCGCTTAACATATCACTGCTCCTTTCTTGTTTGTGAAGGTTTCTTCACTGATTGCATAAAAATAGCACTAGACAATGAGCCTAGTGCTTTACCCTCTCATATATACTTTTTTACTGCGGCTAAAATTGACCTGCTTCATCGCCATTATATGGGACAATACATTTTGCTTTTTTCTTCCCTCCTATTTGTTGATCTCGATATTTTGCTGCAAGCATGATCTCTATCTTCCTATCGGTTGCCAAATGTTCATACTTCCAAGCGCGCTTTAACATTTCCCTCTCGCTTATCCAAAAAGGATAATCAAGCCACCAAATATAAGCGCTCTCTATACCATCCAATTTCTTTTCCTTCGGATTTAAAAGAGCTTTATCAGCGCGTTTCATTGCCCGCCTTAATGTGTCGAGGTCCGTTTTGCACCCTTTCGAACATGTTTTACTGTTATTAGGCTTCGTGCGGTCCTTGTAATAGTAACCACAGTACGCGCATTTCTTTATTCGTTTATCAGTCGGATCGTGCAGCTCTCCTTTTAACAAGCTATTTATTATAGGCAATGCACTCTCTCTCGTTTGATTCTCGACGAACTCCGCCGCAAACTGGACGGCTCCTTCTCCTGGGTTTCTAAAAGTTTGGATGATATTTTTCGGCTGACCCAAATGATTCGCCCCTTATAAATTATTTTCTATTGAACTTTTTGAATTCTGCGTCTAGCTGTGGTGTATTTTTGAAGATAAACACAAGCCTGTCTCCGTACTTCCGACTCGGCTCAATGTCTAATAGTTCGTAGCCCTTCTTTAGAAGATGTCTCGCGATTTTCAGGCTTAAAATAGCCTTAGTTGGTTGATCTTTCATCCCGTCCCCCCCCTATCAAATTTCATATGAAGCCCACGCTTTTAATAACGAACGCATTCTTGAAGAAGGTAAATATAGACTAATAGGTTGTCCGTTCCTAATTCTCGACCTCCAGATCCATTGGAGTAAATCAGATACGGCGAGAAGGTCGTCATCGACAGTTATAGTCTTTTCCTGCCCCTCAAAAAATTGTTTTTCTTCCGGGCGAATAAATCGGTTGTACATAAAAGCTAATACCGATCTATCCGCATAATCATTTGTCGCTCTGATATTCCATTCAACAAAGCTCTTTGCGAAGCCAGGACCCTTCAAAGCGTCCATTTTTGATTTTAATGTGGTCCACAGGATTTCTTTGCCTTTTGCCCCTTTGATATTTCTTAGGTAGTTGTTCAGATTGTTCTTTATTTTTTTAAGTGTTTGGGATGAGTAGCTTTTGAGACGATTAGAACTTAGCGCATATCTTGCCTCGCCTATCTCATTTAAAGGGCCGTCGTATAATTCAATGAGACTAAAAATTTCCTCGCGTTTCTCAGACAAACGATCATATGGCACTACCTCCCCGTTATCAAGGGATTGTTTCGAGTACTGTATATCAAATAGATCAAAATAACATCGTTGAATCTGTGCATCAAAAAGATAGGTCATAATAAACGTTTTATCAAATGCCTTAAATACTCGCGGTGGAAACGTCCATAAGAGCAGTCCTTCCCCAAACTTATATAAGTTGCCAGCGTTAGCAAGCATTTTTATATCGCTGAATCGACCAGAATCATAGCCGGTGTCTATCCATACAACTTGTTTTGTATCTTCCTCGATCTTTATTAGGCCGCTAGACATGAGAGCTGATATATCCGCTTTACCGATTTCGGCGCGCTCGACAACGGACATAACTTCGTCTAAGATCAAAGTGTAGTTTTCTTCCTCTATTAATGAAATCAATTCATCGTCAGCCGAACGGAAAAGGGCGTGAGTCGATGCGATACTATACCCTTCCGCGATCAATTCCTTTAATGATCGGAGCTTTGATCCTTCGCCGTTCCGATTGTTAGGTTCAAGCATCTTTCGTCCAGTTACGTTTTCTCTGATTCGCTTCACTTCATTAAGAAAGGGCGTGATATAGATGAATTTTTGATCGGTGGGTGCCTCGTTCATATACTTGATCGCCCAGGTAGTTTTTCCACTTCCCATCATTGAATCAATTACTTTAATTTCCATAGTACACCTCTTTTTCTTTAATTTATTAAAGCGATGACGCACGGCTACATTATAGCGGTTTTATCGATTCTCTCTTTACGGAAATTCTTCGAAAACCCTTACGTATCAAGGCTTCCAGCGATTGTTTATCACGTTTGTTCTGATAAAACATTGCGCTCATATTCATTTCATTCATATTCGCGCAGATATTTTTTAAAAAAATTAATCGCGATAAAGTATAGCAAGACAAGTGTTTTCATTGGCTTGCACGGTAGTGAGCTTGCGAACGGACGTAAATCTTTAAAACATACCGTCTCATTCTAGCGAATGATCCGGACCATCTAGGACTATCCTGAATCTATTTTTACCACCTTTTTAGGCTTTGTTAAGAGTCGCAGCATCCTGTGAACAAACTGGCTTTCCAGTAGAGTAATTTTGTTTTTCATTTTGTGCTTGACAATCCTCCTTTTTGCGATTATAATTGCATTAGATTATAAGATGGGTGATTTGTAGACTAAAAAAATTTTCACCCGTACTTAAATAGATTCGAATTGGAAAAGACGCCTATGTCCGTCGAATCTAAAAAATATTTATTTTTTTCGCACCCGGAAAACCATTCGGCTCCGGATGCGTATAGTCTGCTAGATTAATATCGGCCATTAAATTCGAATGTTTAGCGTTTCAATTAAATTATTTCTGATAATTTTAAAGACGAATTGAGTTGTTCCCGCAACCGTTCGTCTTGTTTTATTTTCCTCTGTAAACGCTCGCCCACTCGATCAAGCTCTAACGAATCTTTAAGCGAATTAAGCCGGCAAAGCTCGCCCTTTATCGTTCTGCGGCGCTGAAGTATGTTCTGAAGCCCCTTCGCCAGGTAATAACCGCGAACCACATCGAAGTTACCTTTTTCGATCTCGTGATACTTGTCGGATAGTTCTCGATCAATTTCCGACTGCGCCGCTCGCAATCTATTAAAATCGTGCTCTATGTCGGCGGCAACTGCGGTTAGACGCTCGAAATGAATCTCGGCCAAAGACCGGTTATCCTCTTCTTTTCGGAACAAGTGTTCAATACGACTCATATGAAGACCTCCCCAATTTAAATCCAATTCGAACGAAATCCGTAAATGACATATTTGCGAGCTCAGAAACATCGATTTTGCGGAGGTCTGCGTCGAACCTTGGATCTCTTATCGTGAAAAATTGCGGGTGATTGTCTTCGTACAAATGATAGCCGTCGTCCTGCTTGTCGAGCTGATCCGTTTTATAGAACTCAAGCTCATCGTCATCCAAACACAGTCCGATGATGTCAGGTCCGATTAACCAGGCGTCCGATATTTCGTGTATTTCTTGTTTTGTATCGAATGTTTCCCCGTGATAATGCAGCTTTACTGCTTGCGGTTGAAATTTAGCCATCATGCCGTACGCACCTCCTGACCGAATAGCTCTCGCGCTGCCGTGACGCCGATTTCGGCACAGCCTGCGAATGCTCTCCGGGATACTTGCGGCAGGAGTGCAGCGAATTCCTCCGGGTTTAGGTTCACAAATTCGTCTGAGCCTGCGGGATAGATGTTCCACCAACCTACAACTGTTTTTCTATAGTAAACGTTCATTCTCCGACTACCTCCTTTAATTGTCCACCAAGATGAGCCAACAGCTCGATCGTATTCATATTCGCAATAGTTTCGAGATCCATCTCCGAGTCAGAGACGTACGGTAGATCGTAAATCAATTCCGCACGCTGACCGATTTCTAAACCGTGAGGACCGTGATATAGACGATAAAGATTAAGCCACTCCTCGTCTATATAAAGTACATAGTCGCGACCTACGTTTAAGACCTCTACCCGTTCGCGGCTTTCTTCACCGGTGTCCGAATATATGACAACGAAATCCACGGACATTTTCTTCGGCTGCTCCTTTGCGTCAATCCATTTTAATTCGCTCACAGCGTCTCCTCCTTTTTTTGCGCCAAAAATAGCATGAAATCGAGTACAGCCATTTTCGCGATCTCTTCAGTTGTTAGGCCGAAATTAAATCCGACAGGAAATTCGAGCGGCAGATCGTACAGGACTTCGCACTTTTCTCCGATTTCCCATTCGCCCTCTTTGCCGCGCATCTTATAAAGCGTGAGATAGGCTTCGTTAACTTCGAGCGCGATACCAGATCCAAGGTGAAGCACTTCGGAAGGCTCTCGGTAATCGACGGCCCCTGTATTCGGATCGTACACAACGTAGTCCACAATAAGCGATTCCCAATGTTTTTTGTTGATACTTTTATATTCTATGTCTTTCATACCACCACTCCTTACATATGCGTAATCCGTAATCGCTTATCATAATATTACACTTGCGTAATTCGTAAGTCAACACCTATTGCGAAAAAAATTACAAATGTGTAATATGAAATTAATTAGACTTGCCTAAAGGGTGTGTGAATTTTTGAAAAAGCTTATAGTTAGATCTAGGTTAAATGAAGTTATGAAGGAGAAGGGAATTCAAAGCCAGAAGGAATTGGCTGAGTTAGTTGGTACTACTGAGGCTACGATAAGCAGATTTAAAACAAATACAAGATATGATATCACAACACTATTCCTTATTAGCAGAGGATTAAATGTACCTATAGAAGATTTGTTTTATGTCGAGGAGATAGAGGAAGAGCAATAAAACAAAATTAGCCCAGCTCGATTGAGCGGGCTAATTTATCTTGTACAAAGCTTATCTTTACATTCTTCTTTGGGTTCGGCATCAACCGTATATGACAATATTTCTTTATTGCCTGGATCATATAGACCTTCAAACTCTTTTTTTCCGTTAGTATAACCCTTAACAGTTATACCACCCATTGGGTTAATATAGTAATCCTCAGAAAAATGGATATCATCCACATCTTTATAGTTAGTTGTTAGAAACTTTTCCATATGATTCTGAGCTTCTTCGAATAAAGCAATCTCTTTTTCCTTTTGATCGTGCTGATGCTTCATAAAAAGTCCCCCAACTGCTATAATTATTAAAATAAGGATAATTATGTACTTTTTCTTTTTCAATTGGAAATCAACCCTTTCCTATCTTATTTTACAAAAATAAAGAGGCGATGTATATGAGTGACAAGATAAAAGTTCCAAAAATAACAGATAAAACTTATTATACGCTAAGTCAGGAATCTTACAACCGCGAAAGATTAGATGATAAATTGAAAACGGGGAAACCGATACAAACAGACCAAAAAACTTATTGGTATGTCGAAAAAATTAAAAGAGACTCTGATACGGGACTTGATGCCGTTGTTTTTTCGCAGGGTCAAAAAACAAAAGACGGCAAGTGGGCGAAGTCTGATAATCCCAAAAACGTCGTCGTAGCTTTCGCAGGAACCGACCCGAAAAACCAGTTCTTTCAGGATGTCATTGATGCTGACGGCGGAAACGTTGTCGCGGGATTTGATCCGAAAAAGAAGGAACACTACATAATTGAAAAAGATACATCCAAAACAATAGGAAAATACAACGCAACACCCTCACAAGACGCAATGCTTAGCTCTGGTAACTATAAATTAATAACGAAAACATCTCAAATTGGGCAAGCCGATGATCTTGTACGTGAAGTTAAACAAAAGTATAAAGGGACATCGACGATCGTTTCAACGACAGGACACTCACTTGGCGGCGCAGAGGCGGAATATAGCGCGGTCAATAACGATATCTATGCTGTGGCGTTCAATAACCCCTCCGTTGTTAAATTGCATTCAGAAGAAAAGCAAAAAGCGATCCGGAGCGGCAAATATAATTCGTATGTAAAAGCGATTGTCAATCCGGATGATATGACTGGTTCCGGCTGGTGGTTTGAGTATGAACGGCATGCAGGCAGAACGATATATACGAAAGATCCCTCGGTTGCACGTGCGGAAAGACAAATACGACTTGATCCGAAGATGAATGGCGGTATATTTGGTACAGTCTTAGGTGTAGCTACAGATTACATAACGACAACGGTTATGGGAATGCCCGACACCCACGGCCTCAATGATTCGAATTTCACCTTCGACGAAGACGGCAACGTTCAAAATGTTGAAGGCGATGAACTCGTCTACGATAAAAATTTAAAAGCAATGCTGCCGGCTGAAGTGGCATCAGGGAGCGGCGCGATTAAAGTCACCCCCGAAGTCGCTAAGCAGCTTGCGGAAAAAGTAAATGCGATTATAAACGACCTGCGTACGATGAAAAGAGAAGCGGAAAACGCCTACCAGGAACATGACGCTGCGATAAGCGATTTGAAATACGATACCTATCGCCAGGTCGGTCACGGCTTATACGATCAGCTTACGCTCGATGATGTAAACAATACGCTGAATGATTTGGCGCAGTCGTTCGATAAAAAAGGGAATCCGCTGTTTTACGATGTCGATGCCGAAGCGGCATATATCGCTTCATTACAAGACACGATTTCAGATTTAGAAGAAATCAGCGGCTATCTGGCGCAAATCGCAAAGGATTTCAAATCAAAAGACAAGATGCTCGCAAACTGGTTAAAGTTATAGGAGATGAGTAAATGGATACGTTAGATCAAATAATCAAAAAGCAGAACGACCCAATGGAAAAGCGCAGGCAGCTTGCTTTGCTAAAAACGGGTATGAGAGGCGTGGCCGGAACCAAGCTTGAATCTGTTCGAAATACCCTCAGACCGAAATTTAAGGTAGACGACATTCAAAAGGAAATGAACACCGTCTATTCCTCGCTTCTCTACAGCTTCCAAGGAAAAGCGCAGCAGGCTCTGGCTCAGCGGATCAGCCAAAGCGCCCAGCGGCTTATTAATACGGAACGGGACGGAGAAAGCTTTGTGAATGCGTTTAAGACGAATTAGAGGCGCCGATTGGCGTCTTTTTTGTAGGTCAAAACGTTTTTTTGAAATGCGGACTTAAAAACCGCCTGGAGCGCCGGCTCAGTTTTTGAGATCCCGCCCCCTCTTTTTATCCTCCGACTTTAAAATTTTGCAAGAAATGATCGGAAGTCCGGAGCCGCTTTTCCCCTTCGACACACCCCGGCCACTATTACGATATTTACTCCCATTTCTGCATATCGATGTATTTCGTATTCGTTTTTAGTTTACATAATTCCCACTATAGGAAGTAGACATATCGTATAAACCGCGCCATTACTGCGTTTGTGAACTCCCTAATTTTCTCGACTATGCACGGTTTTATACATCGTAATACTGTTGCGGGTTCTAGCCGTTTCACAATCGCTTTAGTCCGGTAAATTATTGCATATATTTAACCCGGTGAAGTATTGGCGCAAAGACTGCCGAACTTTACACGCGTAACATTTCGAGACATAATAAATCGTAATTATTCCGCTTTTCTTCTATTATATTGTCCGTAGCCCTTTCGATGTTACAACGCGGCCAAAACGTCAAGAATCGTAAAGTGTTTGAGGGGTCGCACGCGGTGAGGTTTCAGCTTGTGATTATGGGCAAATCGGTCATCACATTTTGTTATGAGCTTTCGCAAAATAAAAATCGTGCGTACTGATGCGCTTGTCGTCACAATTTGTGACGAGGTCACACGTCCTCCAACGCAACCCAAACGATCTCCTTAAACGGAATGTCAACGCCATCAATCCGCAAGGCTCCTCCGACAGGATCTACGGTTTCGATCACTCCGCACACCATTTCTGTCGTCCAGTTCCGCCAGTACTGGATCTCACAGGCCTAGCCGACCTGATCTCCGTATAAAAAAGGATTTAATCGTCGCACCGTGCGACAATCAAACACACTTATGACTCAAGGAACGTTTCGAACTCCGCTAATAGACCAACGTTTTTCACACGATTTTCACGGGCTTTTACCGTCCATGCGGCTTGCCGGAAGCTAGCGTATATGTAGTCGTCAAAGCGCCTAATTTTCTGCTGTTTTCGTTTGAGAATCGTAGCACTCTATAGGAATTAAAAAGGACGCAGCAATTAGGTTGATTCAAAGATACGAGTTGATTATCACAAAATGTGATGAACAAGCGTCTCTTCTCGAAGACCTCCCCGTCTCACTGACGTACGAAATCGCACGCCCATCCGCAGAGTCAACCGAACCGAAACGACATCCTGTCCTTCTGCTTACCGGTTAGGAACACGTCAACTCATCAAATCGCGTTTCATATAACCGGTCTAACATCCGGTCCAGTACACCGTTATAATAGCCAGCAAGATTCCGAATGTGCTTGCGCTTTGTCGCAACGAACGTATGACGTACAGCTTCCCGGCCGATTTCTTCTAGCGTCTCGGAATCATAGGCGCCTTTTAAATACGACGTATGTGCGAGGTAGATGCCGTATAGCCGGTTCGTCAGCTTCCGATCGCTCACAAACGATTCGACCGCAGCTTTGAACGCACTATACGTATTACGTAGTAATTTATTTACGCTTTTAGAAATAACAGCTTCGCCCGTGCTTTTCGGTGTTTCAGCCGTTGTCTTCGTTGGCTTGTCCGATGTCGAACGGGGTTGCATTTGCGGAGTAGCATCGCCATCATCAGCCGGTTTATTCGGGTTCATGGCGCTAGTATAAGCCGGCAAAATCACGTACATATTGGCGCCGTTGCCGCCGGAAACCGGCCTGAATTTCGTTTCCTTGCGAATGATGCCGCAGGCTACTAGTCGCTTAATTGCCCGGATAACTGTGGTGCGGTGGCAGCCGACTAGGTCAGCGATCGATTGCAGCTTCAAATACGCGACGCCTGGCGTTTTGCAGGCATGACGCGACAGCACCTTGAGAACCTCGATTGCGGCAGGCGTTAGGGCGGATTTATTGCGGTAGATATGCGTGCGGATGGCGCCATTAAGCTCGTCTACAGAACGGAATGACGCCATTTTAGCGGATTCTTTCGTATACATTCGGTTTTCTCCCCTTGGAGACGTACCGACCCATCGGAAAATTAGGCGCACTCAAATAAGCGTTGACTTGAACGCTTTTTTTCGATAAGATAGACGTAGGGTTGACGTGCTATCTATCGGATTTATTTCCGACGGATGGTCGTCTTTTTTTTGTTTTTATAAGTTGTTGAGCGGTGAAAATTCTTTGTGACGATCGTAAACATCAGAAGCATAAAGATTGACGTATACTCGAACCATTTCCATCGTTGAATGCCCGAGTATCTTCTGTAGTTCAAACACGCCAGCTCCATTCATAACTGACATTTTAGCGAATGTATGTCTCAAAGTATGCGGGCTGCATCTTACGCCTTTAATTTTTGCCTTTTTACCGTATTTCCCAACTATCTTTTGTAAAGCGCCCCTCTTCATTGGAGTCCCATCGATTGTTACAAATAAATGATCTGTTTCACATGTTCCACGTATCTTTAAATACCTTCTTAATTGCTCCTTCATCCTTGCTTGTATGGGTACATATCTATGAAAGTGGTTTTTTGTCTCTCTAATAAAGATGGTTCCTTCACTTAGCTTTACATCTTCAACCAAAATCCCCGCAGCTTCACTTAGTCGTATTCCTGTTTCCAATAACAACAGCATATATGTGTAATCACGAAGACCGGTGAAAGTACGTTTGTCAGGAGCGTTCAATAGCTGCCGAAGCTGTTTTAAAGAAAATGTCTCTATATTGCCCTTCCGTTCCCTTAGTAGCGGATATTTCTTCATTGGATTATTCGCGATATATTTATTCTCTTCCAGATATCCGAATAAGGCTCTCATAGATCGCAAACGTGTATTTATAGATCCATTTTGTCTACCGGATTCTTTCAAATAATCGACATACTCATCAATATCAGTGCGCACGATCCCCGAAATTAAATCACCCTTTTCCTGCTGCACAATCCAATTACGAAAATGATTATTCTCGCGATGATAATATGTGATCGTATCCTTTCGCAAACTCTTTCGCTTTGCGTCAGCCAGGAAAAGCTTAATCGCACCGTCGATTGTTAAAGTGTTGTATTCGATCGGCTCAACGGCGATATCCACCTCGCGGGCATTTAAACGATTGCTTCTTCGTTTAGACATAAAAAAATCGCCTCCCTTCTGTTTAAAGGAAAGCGATAGGCACACGACCATTTGCCGTGACGTTTAACGCAAAAAAAGCGACGATAAATCAGCGAATAATACGCCGAAATACCGTCGCTTTTGCGTTCTAGTGATACCGGTGGTCGGGGTCGAACCGACACTCCCGAAGGAACACGATTTTGAGTCGTGCGCGTCTGCCAATTCCGCCACACCGGCATGTGTGTTGGGCGATCTGACCCTATACCGTTTCGTAAGATTCGGTGTATGTGCGTATGATTCGTTTGATATACGATTATCGCGCGCTATATTAAGCGCTATGTCAATCGTACGCACCCGGATCGTCACCGACGAATACTAATATATCACGGTATTTCGTAGGTGTCAATACGCACGACCAAATTTTTTGCGAAATATTAAATCCGCGCAATATCAACGTTCTGTCTCCGTTATAGGTGCGTTTTTAAGTTTCGTAAAATAAAAATCGTGCGTACTGATGCGCTTGTCGTCACAAATTGTGACGAGATCACACGTCCTCCACCGCAACCAAAACGATTTCCTTAAACGGGATATCAACGTATTTCAAGCAATTGTCGCAAATTGAGACAATTAAACTACGCTTGGAGGAACGTTTCGAAGTCCGCCAATAGCCCAACGTTTTTCACACGATTTTCTCGGGCTTTTACCGTCCATGCGGCTTGTCGGAAGCTAGCGTATAGGTAGTCGTCAAAGCGTCTAATTTTCTGTTGTTTTCGTTTGAGAATCGCTGCGTGCCACGCTTCAACGAATGGTTGCGGATGTTCTTCGAGTACTAGCGTCGGATCTACGCTTGCCTTAGCTCGCAGTAAGATTCCGTAGTATTTATAAATTTCGTCTGCGTCGAAGTAGCGCGCCATTGCGGAATAGACTTCGCTTGGTAACGCGTTTTTAAGACCGCAGGCCGGGACCGTATCTATTACGTGATTTTTTGAAAGATTTATAGAATGCGATGGTTCATTCGTAGTTTTAGGCGCTTCATCCGTTGTCTCCGTTGGCATTTCGGCATCCTCACGCGTGGTCATTGTCGACTGGTCATCTTCGGACAATTGCGTGTCCTCGACTCTTCTTCCGACCGGCAAAATAACGATGATATTTGCGCCGTGACCGCCGTTTATTTTCCGGGTCGTTGCGATCTTTTGGATGATCGAAAGTGATGCGAGTTTGTTGACGGCACGACGCGCAGTCTTGACGGACTTTCCGATAAGGTTCGCGAGTGTTTCCGCTTTGAGATGCGCAGCCCCGGCGAACTTGACCGCGTAACGGGCGATCGTCTTCAGCGTGAGCCGGTCCGTGTCGTTTAATTCGTATGTATTGCGTTTGATATGTTCGTAAACAGCCGTGTTGAGTTCAGCCGTTGAGTCGAACGTTTGGTGTTCCGCTAAGTAATGCATATTCTCCACCCACCTTTACGTTTTTCGCTTATACGTATTTTACGCATATACGTAATTTAAAGTCAACATAAATTTACGCTTTTGCGTTTTTTTCGTTTTTGCGTATTTACGAAAAATATAAAGGGCATTATAATTAAATAAAAAATGAACGGAGGCATGTTGATGCGGCGAGTAGTTTTACGAATAGATAAATTGATGGAACGTCACGGATTGAATCAAGGAGCGTTTGCGGAAAAAGTGGGGATACGTCCTGCTGCAATATCACAACTATCTCGAAACCATGTTGCGCGAATCACTATCGATCATTTAGACCGAATTGTAAATACGTTTGAAATTGACGATGTCAGGGAGATTATCGATATTGTTTCTGATTAAATCCAAGTAAACAAAAAAAACGCCCCATCCGGTTAAGGACGGGGCTACTATTAATTAAGATTAACTTTCTCACCTTTGTTATATTTTATCCAATCGATTGCTATATTTTGTTTACATTTCCGGCAAGTTTCATTATGTTTTCCATAAGTCACAAAGTTATTCTTAAAACCACATCGAGGGCATTCAAAACGTTCGCCTCCGAAAAAGGCTCCGAAGATAAGAAAGACGCCGAGCGAACCTAGACCTAAGCCCGGCAGGATGCCTATAATAGTAATCATCAAAATTAAGCTTATTAATAAGAGCACAAAACCAGCAAAAAACATAAATAAACGAGGAATCCACCGTTTAGGCGTCATCCGTCGTCGTTCAACTTCTACTCGTACAAAATCCACCGTTTCTTCCTCCGTTCTTATAGCATTACTAAAATTATACTCTATCGCCAAACCTAACCGCAATCTCATTATGTACCACGAGCACCTACGACTGTATACGCAGGCGCCCGCAAAAAGTTCCGCTTACTTAGTCGTTCCCTCACGTTTCGCAACCACAAAAAGACCGTCGATCGGTTTCGGCAGTCTTCGTCTGATTGCATATTATTAAAATAGATCATATCTCATACTTACTGTTTCTTGGTCAGCGTATTTATCGCTTTGATTTTTCACAAAATCTTGTTTCATATAGTAATCTATATTATGTTTGTAAGAGTCTAAGGTAAGGTAACGTATACCCATACTAGTACCAATAGGCTCTCCTCGAACATCTAATCCTTGGGACAAATTGTAAGCCATAGCTTTCACAAAATTTATCACAAACGTACCGATACCTCGTTTTTTGAATCTATAGTCAGTGCCGAGTCTGCCGATTTTTACTGCGGGCACATCTCGATATGGTAGTTCACTTTTCTTCTTTTCTTTGTTACTAAGTTTAATGGAATCTGCTGTTAATGAAACAAAAGCTACAATGTTATTATTGTAATAAAAGAGATATGTAGTATTCATTCCTTGTTGTTGCTGTATGTAAGCATCATGCCTTAAAAAATTGTTGATGTCTTCTTCGCCCTCTTTTATTATTTCATCATCTTGATTATCTGGTTTCCAATCACCCGAACAATCAAAATTAGCTAAGTCATCCAAATTTTCTTCGGACAACTTAGCTATCTCTAATTCATCAATATTAAAATCATCCGTCGATATCATAGTGCTTATCCCCTAAAGTTCAACTTTTTAATTAAGGCTGTACTTTGTTTATAGAGGTTCTTTTTGCTGTCTGCTACTTTCGTTTTGCTTAATACTTCTGAAATAACTTTTTGTGCATCTTGACCGTATAAAGTAGGCGTTGCTTCAATCGGCTTAGCCATAAATTTGTTCTCTCCTTTTCCGCTCATTTCGATCACCCTTTTTTTTTGAGATGGTAATCGCAATATACATTCAGCGAATAGTCAATGTATATTACGATTATAAAATATTGGCACAAAGAAAACAAGTTTTTCTGCACGCTACGTTGCCTTTTTTAGGCTTTCCTATCGTAAACTTTTTTAATCACCCTTAGGTGGCAAAAGTATGACACGTTTTTGTGCATGGAAAATGCAATGAAAAATGATCGGAGAAAACGTCTCAAACGTCCTCTCCGAAATTGTTCCGTTATCTATTCGCCTTTAGTCCGTGCTTTCTTCGTTACATCGTTATTCTTCCAGTACGCCCATAGCGAAGTCGCCCCAATAAACGCGAGCGAGATGAATTGTTGCACGCCGTTCTCATCGACCGGAATCGGGCTGTGACCCGTCATCGTAAGCGTCTGGTTAACGAGTGCTATCGCAAGTAGCACGAACCGAGCGATTGTGCCTGCGCTAATTTTTTCAGTTGTTTTTTCGTTCATAATATCGTCTCCCTTTTCGTTTACTTTACAGTTGCACCGGTTGATTTCGCCGCGTAGATATTCACTTTTCCGAACTGATCCGTTTTGATCGTATAGACGTCCGTTTGTGGGTTCGCAAGGATTTCGTATTTAAGGCCGCCGAATTTCTTCGGACGCAAGAATCCGCATTCATTGCCTTTGACTGGCGCTTTGTTTGTCGGATAGATGCGCCATGAGTCGGCAGATGCCGGAAGATATACGTATTTCTTACCGCTAGATGACGACTTGGAACCGCTACTTCCCGTAAGCTTCAGCACTTGGCCGACCATGATTTTATTCGGATTTTTAATACCGTTATAGGACTGAAGTTTCGCCATGCTGACGCCTGTTTTCACCGCGATTTCCGAAAGCGTATCGCCTTTCTTTACGGTATAAGTTTTACCGGATGGCTTAGACGCTGGTTTCGCAGAGGATGCCTTACCGCCGAGCGCTTTAAGTTCCGCAGCGATGGCCGCTTTTACTTCGTCCCAACGTCCCTCATCGAGTACACGGTGCGGACAGTATTTTCCGGACCAATCCTGATGCTTCTTAACTCGATCAACGCCCCAACCGCGCTCCTTCAATAGCTGCGCGATGAATTTAATCGCTAACTTCTCGGCCGCTTTATACTTAGCGCCGCCTGATTTCGAATAGCAGACTTCAACGCCAATAGACGTACGGTTTCCGGAATTAACACCGTTACCGTCTCCGCAATGCCAGGCGTTACGGTTAGTTGGAAGTCCCTGAACGACTTCCTTATCGTCTACCGCGAAGTGATACGATACTTCGTTGTTGTTCCGAATCATGTACGCAATCTCATTCGCTGCTGAAGCGTCGTTTGCCGTATTGTGGAACGTGATGTACTTCGCATCCATCGAATACGGACATTTAACCGAATACTTACTTGATGGAACGAGATTTTTCTTTACTGTGATCGCCATGCAATCGTCTCCCTTTCGTTATTTTTCCGTATATAAAAAGCCCGCCGGACTCTCACCGAACGGGCTACGCTAATCTCTTCCGCGAAACTTTTCTTCGAGCCTATCGAGCTTGTCGATAATGACATCGTATTTATCGCTAAATTTATCGAGTAGATCCTGTAGCCGCGACTCACGTTCACGGTTCGATTTCATGACGTAAATCAGCAGCCACGTAAAAAGGACCGCGAACGGCCCTTGCGTTAGGAAATATTTGATTACGTCTAATTCTCCGCCCAATGACTACGCCTCCTGTCCGCTCACTTCTTCGTTAGACCCAGTAGATCCGCTAGTTTCCCCAGAAGGGTCTTCGCTGGGAGGCGTATTGGGATCGTACGGTTCCCCGGTAATTTCTTCGTATTGTTCTGGTGTGATCCGTCCGACGGCAACGACATCATAAACTTGTTTTTTCGTCCATCGACCTTTTTCATAAAACCCCTTGATATACGTGAACCAATCTATCATATTACGCTCCTCCCATCGCAATTAGATAGTATAGATCTGCGACCTGTTGAGACAGGACTTCGATTTCGCTTGGTTTCGGTGCAGGCGGCTTCACACTATCGATATAGTCTTGTGTTGCCGATTCAACCCAAACGTCCTTTTCCGGATCATACTTTGGATCGTAAAGTCCCGCAGGAATTAAAGCCGTTGTACAATTTGGCGGCAGTTCCTCGCCTGCTTCCGTATTTATTTCGATATCGGCTTCGCCGTCATATTTGAAGTTCTCATCGTAGAAAAGAACGTGCATATTCATCGCCTCCGTTACCATAATGGAATTCCGATGTTAAATGAGACTCGCGACACACTTGCGCTATCGTTTGCCAACATACCGTCGTATCTTAAATCGCCGTCAGTCGTTAGCGCGAACCGAGCCGTTCCGTAAGATCCGATCGTCGGCACGACAAAGTCGACTAGCTGCGTCGGTTTATTCGTGAATTTCGCGACAGATGTTCCGATAGCCGGTAATGTTCCGAAAGAGCCGCGCAGCCACAGAACGTTGTTGCTGACGGAGAATTTGAACGGATAGTTTGAATCTTGCTTCGCTCCATTTATGAGCGTTACCGTGTTCCAGGTTGGCGATAGGTCGGACGAAGTTAAAACACGACGCCACCCTTGCCATCCTAAATTCGGGTCTAAATAATTCGTAAACATGTTATTTTGCCAGTCGATCGCAATAACGTAACCGTACGAAGGCTGCCCACTACTATCGGTCGACGTCATATGAAAAACGCCTCTTGTAGAGTTAGTAGAAGCCGCGTTTGTTGCTTTGCCCGTAGAATAAAAAGTGCCGAACCGTCTCCCGCTTTGGATAATCTTCGTATAAAAATCGTCAGAATCCGCTATTGATGTATAAACGCCTCCGACGTCATTGGTTACTTTAAATAGCTGACTTCCGTTCCACTTCGATCGCTCATCCGCCGTAATATGCCGTACATTATCCGCGACATGCGTATCGAAATCCGTCTTCGCCGCCTGCTTTACGTTATCAACGTTAGCCAAGCCGACCTGGGATTTCGTGACCTTATGCGGATTGTCCGTTTTAGCTGCGTGTAGGTCCGTATAAGCTTTCGCGTTCGCTTCCGCCGCATCCGCCTTCTCTTGGGCGCCGGCTTTTGTTTCGATATTCTCGAATTCGTCAAACTTCGCTTTTATTTCGTTGAGCGTTTGGTTGATATCCGTCTTCAGATCTTCGAAATCTTCGATATAGTATTCCGCAAGTGGAGCGATATTGGCATCGACGAGTGCCTTATCGATCTCGAACGAAAATTTGTGAACGCTTAGACTCTGTCCGTTGTCATAGCTAACGTAAAGCTCTGCCGTTACGGTTCCGGCGTGCTTAATTTGATCGTCGGTCAGGACGTAAAAAAGGACGCCCTCAAAAGCGTCCCCGACTTCCGTATTAACGTAAAACTCGCTGCCGTCCGCCATCCGCATGAATAGCTTGCCGTGGGTTGCGTTTGAGATCGGCAACGGTTCGCCGTCCTTCGTCAGCTTGAACGTTATTTTTGCCGTCCCGATGTCTTGCGTGCTGTATTGAATGTTAACCGATATGATCCGCTTTATCTGCGAGTTCACATCAAATTGAACGCTTGAATCTTTATATATCATCCGGCCCCTCCTCTACATTTGCGGATGAATAAAGACGAGGGCGACCCCGTATCCTTTATCCGCATCATATTCCTTGCGCATCCGCATCACAAAAAGACCCGATCCGTCTTCCGATTTCGTACCGATACCGTCGTTTGGAACGATACTATCTCCGACCTGAACCGTATCGTCTACGCGGACGAAAACTTGCCCGATCAGCCCTACGATATGCCACTCATCACGTTCTTCGCGTGGAACATATTCGAGATCTGGATCATAGTTTGGATTTTCCTTTGGAACCACGTATTTCTCGCCATCTACAGTAACTGTTTCGTAAATAAGGCCGCCGAAATCATTTCGGAGGTACCGGTCGTTCCAATAGAACGCTGCTCCACCCATGATAACGCCGGCCGTCTCCGAAATAACTCCGAGAACTTTTTCGCCTTTTTGCGCTTTCCGAATTTTATCGCCATCAAGCGTTACAAGATATCCGGACTCAATTTTGCTGCCGTCTTTAGATTCGAAATACTCCGCAAGGTCTTTTAGGTCGGATACGCTTTCGACGGCTCCAATCCCCCGAACCGATCCTGCCTGGGCGTTGATTTCGACTCGTTTATTCGCTGTAGACGGCTCGCTTCCGAATCCCCAAATGGTCGTATAGCTTTTATCGTTGATAACGTTAACGGAACCGAGGACCATTGCCGAAACTAAACCGGTCCCTTTTACGTGGGAATTGTTCGATCCCATTACGACAGACCGCGATCCTTCAGTAGATGATCCGGTACGAGTTGCGATGAGTGCGTTCGCGTCGCCTTTCGTTTTTCCGTTGCCAGTGGACGCAATAATTGCGCTTGTATTTGATATAGGCGATCCAGAAGACGAAGCCGCACGGAATCCGCTCTTAATGTTGTTTGGTACGGTTGAATAACGCTCGCCCCCAATAACGGCCGCATCTGTATATCCGTAGGCACGCACCGCAATGATATTCGCTTGGTTATTCGGAGACGTGATTCCGGCAGTACCTCCGCTTGTGTGAGCGATACCGTTCGTTAAATTAACGTTATATACGCCGCCGCCCAAACTGATGGCGGTAGGCGCCGAATCATGAATCGCAAAGTTCGAGATAAATACGTCATCTGTCCGTTGATCGCCGCCGGTAACGTGAATATCGGAACCAGCTTTAGCGAAACCGTACATTTGCAACCCGTTAACGTTTATTTTCCGACTCTTGTACTGGAATGCGATCGCTGATGTTCCTTTATAGTCGTATGTCGGATCTCCAATCGCACGGAAATTCGAAATCATGACACGCTGATAAGCCGAAACGACGAGTGCTTTCGGTTCAAGTCCGACATATAGATCGTTGAATATCGGCTCACGCGCCGTACAATCGACTAGTGTTACGTCTCGTGCCGTTTCGCTCCACGGCTCGGTTGCTAAGTGATGGCCGATATGCCGAAGGTCAAACGCGCGGACGTCACGGTAGGATTCACAACCGCGAATATGAACGTTTGACGGTGCCGGCCATTCAGTGTGCGCCTTCACCTCGTAACCGCGAACATTCCCGGACGTAAAACAATCAATAACCCAAACGTTTTTAGATCCGTCGTCGACTTCGATACCGTTTGAGTTTGAGGACCCCGTGGCATGCGCCTTTCCGCTCGGATTTGTCATGACGCAGTTTGTAATGAAAATGTACTCGCTATAGTGCGTAGTCACTCCGTCGTCACCATACCCGGACCCGACGCATCGATCGAACCAGATATACCGGCAACCGTTTTTCGTATAGTCAGCGTCCGAAATGTTGTAGGTAGGCGCAGACGCATCGAAGCAGTGAAGGGCTGGATTGATGCCTTCTACTTCACGCACGATCCCGAACTTAACATTTGCTAAGGTTAGGCAGCTCGAATGTAGTCCGCCGGTCGGCCTAAGACCGCCTTGACGATCCGGGTTCCAGTCTAGCGACATTCCTTCGACCATGATATTTCGGTTTCCGTTCGTATGGTCCGCGTTGGTTACGACCCATTCGCTGGCCGGAGTATCCTCGTGAAGCTTAAGCGTAGTAACTCCGATACCTTGGCCGACCATGTACGTCCAAGACGGAAGTTTGACGCCTTTTACGAGATAAGTTCCGGCGGATAGAACCAACCGGACTTTACCGGTTCCGAGCGCTTTTTGGAACGCTTCTGTACTGTCGTTAACGCCTGTCGGATCTGCTCCGAAATCATCAACGTTTACTGTCCGTTTGATTTTCTGTAAAAGTTTAACGTATTCCGTATCTAACCGCTCTTTAAGCAACGGAAATACTTCGCCATCAGCACCGACCCGCGCATCGACTACTTCTTTAACGTTGGTTCCGTCAGCGTTTAAAATTAAGTTGCGCAATCGGTTGTACAGACCGTCTATATAAGTTCGCAAAGAAAAAACTCCGTGGCTGATTTGATCCGATGTATGGGCGGTTCGAGCTTTTTTATGCGCATCTAAATCATAATTTGCACTTCTTATATCCGATTCAATATCTTCCATGTTCTGATTGTAATTGTTCCGGAAAATGCGATCCCACGCACTACCAGCTTTTCTGTACGGATACTTCGCCATTCGTCTCCTCCTTTATCATTGTCCTCCCACTTTCGCTTCAAGCGCAGCTATCCGATCCAATATCGACTGCATATCGACGTCGCCTGTTGTCGGCATAATAATCCGCTTCAGTTTTATAAAATCGGCCGAACTCATCAAGCCGTTAGTGACTTCCGAAGCCAAATCGACAATGACTTTACCGTCGGGTCCGACTAGAATGTTCGCGAGCTTTACATAGTCAGCCGAACTCATCAAACCATCCGAATTGGCCGAAGCTAATCCATATTGCGGAATGTTGAGCTTCGTCGGATCGTATCCCGGATCAAACGTCGTATTGCTGCCGATTTTAATTGAGCTTTCGCGAATCTTGCCGGTGTCCGAGTCAACGATCTTTGAGACGGTCCTTTGCGTTCGTTTAAAATCGGAGATGATGTCCGTCGATTTTCTCGTAATTGATCCGAGTGTATATTTCGGTGATTTAGAAGGGTCCGAATAATCCTCGACTTGTACCACGCGAATCTGGACATCTATTTCGAACGGTTCGATGATGCACCAAACGTAATCCCCTTTTCGGATGTCTTGAATTCCTAACGACTGAAGCTCGACGTAGGTAAGCGTGATCGAGATATCGATGCGATCGTGAAGTTCGGACTTTAATCGCGCAAGTAAACTCTCTTTATCGGTATACCGGTCATCGCGAACCGGATCTGCGTGCCAAACACCGAAGACTTCCGCCAATGGGCTTTTATACTCCGCCGTGATGTTTTTACCGAATCCTCGAATATACGTCTTGAGCGAACTTGTATCGATGTCTTTTGACGGCTCTTTAATATTGAACGCATATCTAAGCTGATTATCGGTATATCTGGCGATCTCTTTGGCAATATAGATCGTTTTATTGACGCATTCATATTCAACTCCGAACTTCTCTGCGATAGAGTTTAATAACGCAAGGGATCTCGAATCTCCGAAGTTTTCGACGGTTACGGACTTCGCTAGACCTGTGGTATCGACTTGATAAGAATAGCCGGTGCCTGCGAGCGCAAATTTAAGCATATCGTCAATAGAAAGCGCCTTTTCTCCTTTGATTACGTCATAGATGTACATGTTATCCAGATCGACAAACATCCGGTGAATTGCCGATGCAGTAGCTTTTATCTTGGTACCAAACGGCTTGATTGACGAGTTTATAATGACGTACTCTTCCTCGTCGTAGATCAGAAAATTCTCGTTCTGTACTAAAGGAAAAGCGTGCTGATTTCGGTCAGTCAACACGCCAGTTACATCGATAGTTTTTTGGTTGTTGATCGCATTCTTACGAGTCGTACTAAAATCCGTTAGCATTTCGAACTGGCCGGCGAGGCTTCGTATGAATAAATCCTTCACGCAACCACCTCCTATAAATAGTAAAAGCGAAAGTCGAATGAGATTTCGAAACTTCCGCTCGTACCCGATAATTGAAAGTTGTTCCAACCGGGCGCTATCGTCAGTAGCTTCCGATTAGTAGCACCGAATATGCTACCGTTGTTTTTCGTTGCTCGTACTCCGTTAAGAATGATCGTATCCCCCGACGATGTTGATCCGGTGTATTTCCAAACGTCACCTGTCGTCTTGTTAGTGATCGTCAGGTTATTAGACGCACCTTTATACACGATGACTAACGGAAACTGGCGAGGATTAATCGTTTCGGTTCCCGCGTTAAAAATTTTAAACGAGGTTGTTTTGTGCTTATACGTCGGGGTCTCATCGATTAGCCCTTCGCCGATCTGCCATAAATCCGAATCGAAAGTGAACGGATTAAGCGTGGTTCCGATCGATTCTGCGAACGGACTGAACGCAATAAGTTCGATATCGAACATACCGTATATCCGTTGTTGATCTATCGAATATGATGCGTTTGTTTTGACGAGCCAACGTTTACCTGGATTATACGATTCAGTAATATAGAACGGCTGCCGCGTTTCAAACAGTTTAAATACTTCGTCACGCATTAAGTAATAATCCGGAATATCTGCGGCCTTTAAATAAAACGAACATTTTATCGTCCTGGCGTCGTAAGTTGTTCCGCAATCAACAAGCCCGTTTAATCCGTCGACTTGCTCCGTCGAGTGACGAGGTGAAGGAGAAGACGGATTAAATTCACGAGTAGTGATGCCGATCTGGTCTAAGTCATAAACAGTTCCGGTTAACGTCGTGATAGTCGTACTCAACCTCATTCACCTCGCATGTAGTTTGTAATCGTTATTTTCTTTCCTTGTTCGGCGCTGACTGCGCTCTCTGTCATACGGCCAAGTTCTTCGCTATCAACCACGAATACTGATTCGATAACAATCGGTTGCTGTTGTTTCGGATCTACTCCGCTTCCGGACTCAACCGCGTATTTAACCGTTCCGAGTGTTCCTCCGCCAAGTGCCATGCTCGGATTAAAAGCGTAAGATTGCGGGTTGATCAGCGCAGCATTTGCCATTTCGTTTGCGGCCGCTTTGACAACGCCAATATTCCGTTGGATACCTAACGCAAGCCCCATCGGTAGGAATTTACCGATTTCATCGCGGAATAGACGTGACGGCGAGTGGATTCCGAAGAAGGATTTAAAAGAACCCGTAACACTGTCTACGAATCCGCCGATCTGGGTATTAAGCCACCCTTTCATCGAATCTATACCTTCCCATAAACCGTTGACTATATCAGCGCCTACATCAAAAATTTGGCCGCTGTTATCTATAATTGCGCCGGCAATTTCACCGACAATTTCCATACCCACTGAAAATAATTCCGGCAGCATTTGCATGATCCCATCAACTACCGCCATGAGGATCTGCATCCCGGCATCCAGTATTTCAGGAAGATGTTCTATCAAGGCCTGCGCAATAGCAAAGATGAGCTCTATCGCTGCCTCAATTAATTGCGGTAGGTTTTGGAGAATCCCGTCAATAAGAGCAAGCAATAACTGAATTCCGGCATCGATGATTTTCGGCAAATTTTCGATCAATGCCATCGCTATTGAGACGACTAAATAAATTGCTGCCTCTATCAGTTGCGGAAGAACTTGAACGATACCTTCAATCAAACTCATTAAAATTTGAATCCCTGCGTTAATGATCGTTGGCAAATTTTCGATAATCGCGTTTGCAATCGCAAGAATCAACTGTAAGGTCGCTTCTATTAGTTGCGGAAGGACCTGAATAATTCCGGTAATCAACGAATTCAAAATTTGGATTCCGGCTTGAATGATCTGCGGCAAAAGCGAAACGATCGTATTAATCAGCGTAGTCAGCATCGTTGTGGCTGCTGTGATGATCTGCGGCAATGCCTCGACTATTCCCTGGATTAAGGACGTTATGATTAAAACTCCGGCACCAACTAACGGAGGTATTAACGTAACGAACGCCTGAACGAGCGAATTGATGATCTGTGTTGCTGACGATAGAATACCGGGCAGCGCCTTAGTGAATCCGTCAAGCAAGCCCTCGATAATCTTGACGCCCGACTCTAAAACCTTCGGTAGATTCTTTACGATCATGTTAACGAAAGAATCAACGGCCTTCGTCGCTGTTTCGAGAATCTTCGGCATATTCTGCTCGATACCTTTCGCGATCGCCGGCAAGTATTTCGATCCTGCGACCATCAATCCCGGGATACCGCCGATTATGATTCCGATAATATTCGGAATGAACTCCGCTAATCCTGAAAAATCTCCGTTAAAGGCGTCGGTGATCGTCTTCTTCAGATCCTCGAATGCGCCTCGGATGATTGCGACTCCTTTGACGACGACATCCGCAACAGAAGGCGGCAGGAGATTGTGCAGCGCGATCGACCCTTGCGTAAAGTCACCGGTCAGCGTTTCCGCGAGGCCTTTGAACAACTTCGTAAGTTTATCGACCATCGGCGACACTTTCCGGCTGATTGCTTCGCCTAATGCCGTGATTTTCTCGCGTATGACATCGCTGTGTTTGTAGGCGTAGACGAGCGCAACTCCAAGGGCGATGGCTGCTGCGGAGATTAAAGCGAATTGGCCCATCGTTAATAAAAGCGCACCGCGAGTCATGTTTAGACGCCCCGCAAGTATACCTAGTCCGGTACTTAGGGCGCCAATTCCGGATGCTGCGGAGCCGATGAACATGAGAGCCACCCCTACTGCCGCTACAAAACCTGTTAAAACGGTTGCTATTGCGAGTCCGTAAGCGATGAACTTTTTCATTTGCGGAGAAAGACTATTAAAACCTTCAACGAGTCGGTTTAAAAATTTTATGATCTCAGTTAGAGCTGGTTTTAGCGCATCTCCAATCGCCTTTTTCGCTGTAGCTGTACTTCCGCTGAGGATTTCTATTTGCCCCGCTAAATTGTTCATTTTTTCCGCAGCTACTTCGGCAGCCGTAACTTTCGACATTGACTTCCACATTGCATCGGCACCCTTGGCGCCCTCTTCCATCATAATGTTCGCTGCACGAATCGCATCTGTACCAAACATTGTTTTAAGTGCGACTTGCTTCTCTTGAGACGTTAACCCTTTTAACTTGTCTTGTAATACTTGCGATATTTGTGCTAAAGACTTAACATTTCCGTGAGCATCATAAAACAAGTTGGCGCCTTTCTTCGTAACGATGCCCAAGTCGACCATCGTTTCATAAGCACTTTTAGTCGTAGGTTCTAAGTTTAATAGCATCGTTTTAAGTGAAGTACCCGCATCGGAACCTTTTAACCCGTTCTGAGCGAAAACGGCAAGCGCTGTCGACGTATCTTTAAACGACAATCCGACCCCCGAAGCAACAGCAGAAACCATTGAAAGGCCATATCTTAGTTCGTGCACATCGGTCGCCGAAGCGTTAGCCGCACCCGCAAGCATATTCGCCGCATCCGTCACGGACAGATTGTCGTTTCTGAATGCATTAAGCGCAGTCGATGCAATTTCCGCAGCTTCGGAAAGATCCAGCTCGCCCGCTGTTGCTAAGTCTAGTGCACCGGCTAATCCACCGTTTAAGATATCCGCAGTAGATACACCGGCCTTCATGAGTTCCTCGATACCTTGGCCGGCTTCAACCGCGCTATATTTTGTCTTTGCCCCTAAATCTTCCGCCAACTTCGAAAGTTTTGCCATCTCCGCACTAGTAGCACCCGAAACAGCCTTAACGTTGGACATCTGTTGCTCGAAATTCATCGCTTCTTTAATCGACGATCCGACCACAGCTCCTAGACCGGCAGTCATTGCTCCGAAGCCCACCGCGATGTTCTGCCCCATACTCGACAGCCGAGAACCGAAGTCTTCGAGCCTGCTTTGCGCTTGGTTAAGTTCCCGCGTTAGATCCGTAATCGTAGCGCCTATTCGGACGTTAATAGTATGGTCCGCCATTTAGCCCCTCCTTTCTTATTCGATTTCAAACTGCGACAACCATTCGCTGGCTTTCTGCTGCTTCTCGTACAGATTCTCGGCTTTTTTCGTTGATACATCCGATTTTTCCGGGCGTTTGAATAGGTCGCTGAGTTTAATGCGTTTCCGCGCGTTGTTGACTTTTCCGATCATCATTGCGGTTAGCGCGTGCTCTTCGAAACGATCATACTTCCGCTCCTGTTCTGCATCTAACAAAACGTGGAATTCACGGGGAGTTAGCTTTCGGATTTCCTCCGGAGATTTCCCAAGAAAACGCCAGCCGGCGTGAAATACTTCCTCTATTTCAGAAAGTCCGCTAGCATTTCCGCTGCCTGTGGATCTTTCTTCAGAAGTTTCTCGACCGTTTTCTTGTAGAAAAAACTTTTAGAAACAACCTCGTTTGAAAGTTTCATAATCTCGTCCATATCGAGCTTTTCTTCGGAGATAGCCGCTTCAATAGCCGCACGAACCTTTTTGATCGAGAAGTTCTTTCCGGTATGGAATAGTCCGGCATGAACGATATTCGGGAATGCTTCGAGATCGCCCATAAGAGCCTTTCCGATCAATTCGAATGATCCGCCTTTGTAAAGTCCGTTTAAGTATTCAACGCTTGCGTATGTTAGCTTGAGTTCGTATTCGTTTCCTTCGATTTCAAAATGTGCCATATTCCAATTCCTCCTATTGAAAAAGGACGCCCGAAAGGCGCCCCGAATTTATTTAATCAGGATGCTGTGGTGCGAGTAACGATCTCGCTCATCGGCGATTCTCCGGACGCATTAACTGCGGTTACGTTAACCGTGAGCTGCGTATCTGCCGCAATTCCCGTCAATGTATGTGAAGTTGTGGTCACTTCTGCGTCTAATTTCTTTTCGACGCCACGGTATACTTTATATGATGTTGCCCCATCTACCGGGTCCCAGCTAACCGTCACGCTATCGACCGTAGCTGTGTACGATAGATTTTGGGGCGCACTAGGGAGTGGTAGGCGTTGGATTGCTAGTATCCGAGCTAGGAGCACCAGCCGGAATCTCAGTCAGTGTTTGCTCGGTAATATCCCCGTTTAATGATCCTTCGAGTGAGTATGTCGCAAGGTCCCCGTTACTGAACTCGCGTTCGAAAGAAGAAATCATGTACAATCCGACTTCCGCTTCTTTTGTCCGAGTATCAATCTCGTAAATTTTAACGAACTCTTTATTTCTGATTTTCTTTTTCATCGCTTTAACAAATGGATCGCCTTCAGTAATGACGCCTTCGAAAGATACGGATTGAGTAACCTTTCCGTAGTCACTTCCGGTCTTATCCTTTGTGTCTAGATCGATAGAATCTGCTTCGGTACTTGTTGATCCGCTTGTTTGGTTAAACGGTCGCACAAGTTTTTCGCCAGTCCCGTCGTCAATGACGACCGCGAATAAAATCTCTTCACCGCGATATTCTATTGCCAAATTAACTCCCCCTTTGTTTAATAAGCCTGGTAAGTCGCGTCTACTTCGATATCAAAGAAGACCTGATGATAGCTCGTTTTGTCTGATAAATCCTCGGCCGGTATGGGCGTCTCGGCCGTCATATCCACGCAAAAAAGCCCGAGTTCTTTACTCGGGTCATTCGCATCTATTAACTTGAATCGATCGAACAGGAAAATCCTCCGGACCTCCTCCTGAACAGCCGCTCGTTCTGTCGCTGAATTAGCGTAAACCCCGACTTGAAAGTGGTAGATCGTCCGGACTGTCTCTCGAAGTTTCGCAAGCATCGACGTGTTGCTCGGCATTTGCTCGATCGTAATGAACGGTTTCGTTTCCGGCAATTTGACGCCGTCATAAATCCAGACGACCTTATAGCCGGTCTTTTCCGCAAGATGGTGCTTAATCGAATATTGTAAATCGATCTGTTTCGTAATGATCACCGCCCTAACTGACGGACAAGACTGTTTATTTTCTCCGTATACGGCAGATCGTTGTTCCAAACGGATTTCCGAATGAACGCTTTATGCGTTTTGTTCGTGTATTCTTGAATCTTCGCATAATCTACGTCCGAACCATACTCCCATGTCGTTTGGTCGATTTCTTCCGGACTTGCGGCGATAGAATTCCGCAGCTTACCGGTCTTAACCGGAGCATAACTCGCAGATTCATTCGCCATCTTTCGTGTGTATGCCTCGGTCGTGTTGCCGATATTGCGGACAAGTCCTTCGTATTCCAAGGCGCGAACTACTCGGTTAACGCCCTCTATATCAATACGAACCCTTCCGTTCCTCACGTTATCCGCCTCCCAACGAACTCCGCATGATTCCGTTCACCGATGCCTTTCTTATCTTTCGAAAGAACCTCGTAATTTTTTCCGTCATAGATAACGCGTTTGATATTTTCGTAAATATCCGCAATCAGTTCGATAGCAATAGAGAACCAGATGTCTCCGCCCTCTACATCGATACTATCCAGAAGTTGTCGATCGATCTTGACCTCCGAACTGATTTCGGTAACTACGGACGGGATCTTTATCTCGTCATATACCGGTTTCTTCTCGTCAGTAATCGGATCGTTGGCGAATCCCGCCTCATAAATTACCGTAATCTCATACGTCCGCCCTCCGACCATGTCTTCACGCGCTTGTTTCATAAACGCAATATCATACGAATCAATCACGCAGCCACCGCCTTTCTAAAGGTATTTCGGATCGATTTCATACGTCAGGTATCCGGTGCAGTTAATATGCATCATGTAGATTTCTGAATCGGTCGGTTTGTATAGGCCGGGCCCCATTCCGTATCGGTCTTCGAGTTCAAGCTGTGTGCATCGGTGGTCCGGACGGTTTGCCTTCCCGCGATGGACCCGAACCGCTTTAACGACTTGGCTTTGTTGCGCAGAATAGGCCGTAGCGACGCGATGCGCCGTATTCCCTTCCGTCACAACTAAACGTCGTATCTTCCACGCATCATTGTCGTAGACTTTCCGCACGTTTGCGCTGATCGTATTAACCGAATCTCCCCGGATAATTCCGGACCGAATAACCTTTGTGAGCTCGGCGCGTTGATCACCGGCAAAGTTCCAAACACGATCGGATAAAACGAGGTCATCGGCCCCTAGACGGTTGATCATGTAGCGCAGCACGTTTTTGTTGATCTTATCGAAAGCAACTCCGGAGATCGCTGCGGCACCAACAACGTCCGATAGCGATTTTTTGATCCCGTCGTTCGTAAATGATGCCGTCTCCGAGATAACTTTGCTTAGCGCATCCATGCCGGTATCCCGTACGAGTTTTTCTATCGACTCAAGCTCACGAAGTAGTTTGTTCAAACGCTGCTTCTTAATAGTTCCGTCGCTGCCGCTGTACTCCGAGAGCATGTCGATAATTTCTAACCGAATCCGGCCGATCTCCTTAATCGCAAACTCCTGTTGCTCTGCGTTAAACTTCCGATATTCCATCGACACCTTTTTAAGCTGTCGTTCTAGTTCCGCCTGCTTACTCATCGTCCGTCCGCCCTTGGTGCGAAACTTTGACTCGTCAGTAATCGGAGTTGCTTACGGAAATCTTTCTTCGCGTCTTTCGCAAGCTGCGAGTAATTCGCAAAGATATTCGTCTTGTCGATCGTTTCCTCACCATCTCCGAAACTAAAAAACCGAGCTGCTTCCGACGCAATCGTTTCATAGGCGATTCCGAGTGCGCAAAACAGCACGGCATTTTCGTGTTCTTCCGGATTCAGGCCGCTTTCCTTAACAGCTTCGGCAGTCCATGCGGCGATGTCATCCGCTGTGACGCCCGGCACTCGTGATAAACGCGTTCTTAGTCGATCTTCAACCGCCACATGAATCACCTCCGTTATTTTTTCGGTTTAGCCGCTGCTTTCGGCTTGGCCGCCGGTTTATCCACGCGTTGAATGAACGGTGCGCATTTATCGAGTGCTTCGATCTCCTTTTCAACATTCGTTTTATAAACGCCGTATCCGTTAAAGACGATGTGTAGACCGTCTCTGCTAAATTCGTAGTTTGGTAACGTCTTATATTCCGCCATTACGCCATCAACTTCGCCGTTTTAAGTTTCGCAAGTAATGCGTTAAAGTCTGCAACAATGCCGGCAACGTCTGTCGCTGCGCTGTTCGCTTGTGTAGCCGCTTTGGATGCGGTTAGTTTTGCGTCTAATGCTGCGGTTACGTCGTCGCCTAGTTTCGCCATAGTAACCGACTTAGCGCCGATCTTAGCGTTAAGGACCGCGCCATCCGCTAGTTTTTCGGTTGTGATAGATCCGTCTGGAATTTCGGCAGGACCTCCGGATGCTGCGAGCAGACTTTGAATGATGTCGCCAAGTTTTAGGTCGTTTGTAGCCGGTGAAATAAGATTCAATCGTTGTACGTCTTCATTACTTAGAGCCATTTACGGCCTCACCCCTTTCAAAATAAAAAGGGCCTCGAAAGGCCCCGTTAATTAGGAAACAGTTTTAGAGATTCCGGAAAGGATTGCTACTGACTCTTTTGCGTTTTTGATTTCAAAACCAAGTTCACCACGGATTACACGCGCGAAGTAGTCAGCGCCCGGTTCTGTAGCATCTTGGTCGTAAATAGAAGTCAGGTAGCGCGCTTTGATATTGTCAAGATCAAGCAATAATGCGCGATCTTTAGGCATGTTTTGATCGACAACGACTTGAGAAACAGCACCGCCAGGAAGATCACTCATGAAGGACATGATCTGATAACCGACTTGACCCTCTCCGCGAGTTGTACGGATAGTATCGCCCGCAAGTTTAGTGATCTGACGAGAAACGTTTGGCGCACAAAGAATTGTGTCCACACGTCCGCCGCGTTTGAAAGTTTCTTCGATAGCATCGTTCAAGCCTTTTGCTGTGATTTCCTTACCTCCGAAATCTTTTGAAGCAGATCCCTGTTCTTGAGCGAACGCAAATAAGCCGCCGGAAGTACGAGGTTGCAGATCAGATCCTTGGTATTTACGTCCATAGATTAGAGAGTTGTTAATTTCGCGAACCATCTCTTGCAAACGCAAGTTAACCTGGTAGTCAAGCTCGTCAGCAACTCCGTAAGTATTAACTTGTTGTTGCGTACGAGAAACGGAAGCGTAACGCGTGAAAATTTGAGAGTAGTTGAACGATACAATACGGTCATTGATTTCGTTCTTTCTAAGTACGGACTCACCTTCTGGACGAGGACGAGAGATAACCTTCAGCTCTCCGTTTGCTTCGATGGCTTCTGGAGTAGTCGCGTCATATCCACGTTGGACCGTAATTTTGTCGGCAGCTTCGTCGACTTTTGTTACGCGCAATACTTCGAGACCGTTTTGTACAAGTGCGTTCTCTGTAAATTTGCGAGCGTCACCTGCGTCCAACTGGATTTCGGTTGCGTCGGCTGCTGCGGCAGCTTTAGCAATTGCTGTGTCACTGTTCAAATAATCGTTCTGCCATTCGAACTTTGTTTGCGTTAGGGCTTCACCTGTTCCAATCAAACCGAAAAGAACCGGAGCCTTCGTAAGAATTAAGTCTACGTTCGCTTGCATATCACGAACTTGTTGCTGGAAATCATACGTTTGTGCAACTGCCATGAATAAATCCCCCTAAGATTTTTTTGTAATTAAAAAAGCCGCCATAAAGGCGACTGAATTACCGTTTGTTTTTTAGCTCTCGAAGTTCGTTGTAGAGCTTCGTTACTTTTCCGAGATAACGCGGATTTTTAAGCGCTAATTTTTTCGTTTCGTCCAATTCTTTCTCTTTCGCGACAATCTCCGTTTGAATGTTGGTTTTGGCTGGGTTACTTCCTCCAGACGCATCGGCCCCGATCGGCTGCTTAAACATCCACGGACTTGACTCTTTAAAAGCAGCGACCACTTCTTCGGCTCCTTTTACGTTGCCATCTTCGTCAATTTCGACCGCAGATTTATCGAGTAGCGCGAGGACTTGGTTCGGATCGTTTGCGTTAAGAGATCGAGCGATTGCGCGAAGCTCCGTATTGATGATTCGCTGATTGGCCGTTTCCTTCGCTTTTTTAGCCGCCTCTGCTGCTTCTTCCGCCTTTTTATCCGCTTCTTCTTTTTCGGCTCGAAGTCGTTCAGTTTCGGACATTTCCGCTTTTTTGCGTTCCTCTTCAGCCTTTTCTAACTCTTCAAGACGTTTCGCTTTTTCTTCGAGTTCGGCTTGCTTCTTTTTCTCGCGCTCAAGACGCTTGTTAAGAATTTCGTCGAGTTCAGCCTGTGTGAACGTCTTTTCCGGTGTCTTCGATTGCTCTGTCGGTTTTGGTTCCGGCTCCCCAGCCGTAGGTTGAGCATTAGGATCTTCCGGTTCTGTTTGTTCCGCAAAAAACTGTAGGTTTAAAGGTAAAAATTTTGGCATATCGTACCTCCACGTTTAAAGTCCGAGTAGACTGTAGATTACGAATAACAACAACCGGCAGTTTACCGACAATACCGTAGGTCAAGAGCGTTGTTATTCGTTTGATTCTTGTGCTGCGGTATAAGGATCTTCGGCCTGTTTTTTCAGATTTCGTTCTTGTAAAATCTCCATAAATTTGGCTTCCGGATTATCCTTGCCGCTCCGGACGATTGCGCCCTTAATCGATTCCATTTCGTTGGCGATTTCTTCGCCTAACTGTTCGACGAGAGCCTTTTGATCTTCCGGCAACGGAAGTCCGAATACGATTTTGCTTCCGTAATTGTCATCAACTTGTGCAAGCCATTCTTTCTCATATTTAAAGCGAGGATGATCTTGTCGGGCTTTCATGTACCGCAGAATATACTCATTCAACGTCTGTAATCGCGATTGCCAAACGATCCATGCTCGCTGGGTTTTAGAAATAATCGAACTGTACAGCAATTTGAGCGCCATATCGTTTATGCCGCCCGTGTTCATGTCCGCAGTGTTAACCATCGGAACCTCGCTTATTTCGTGAAGCCGCTTCTGTAGACGATCAAGATACGCCTCGATCGCCTCTTTAAATTTAAAGCCGCTTTCGAGTTTCTTTGCGTCAGGCTCTCCGATTTCTTTACTCGTTTCGCCAAGGTCCCAAATGGCTCCCGGCGCAATCTTAAACGGATTTTTCGGATCGTACTCGACGTTTGTTAGCAGAGTGATCGCGAACATTTCAAACCGCAATGCGTCGGAGTAGTCGGATAGCTTCCGATCGATTTCGTCGGCCGTTTCGATAAGCTTTTCAAGTTCGCTGAAGCCACTTGTCTGTCCCGAAAGTTTCTCCGTTGGAATGTGTACGACCGGAATAAAGTCGAGACCCATCGATTTTCTTTCGACTCGTTTCTCGACAAGACTGAGTCCGTCATCGTAGATCGCTTCTTCGATCTTGCAATCGTAGTTGCCGGTTTCTTCATCGCCTTCCCATTCGAGGTAGTACGATAGCTTCCACAGCTTCGTCTGCTCCTCGTCCAACCACGCAACGAAATGAACTTCGTCAAGTTGATCGACATCCCATTCGTTATGAACTGCGATAACTTCGGTCGACGGATGCCACAGTATTTTGATTTCTCCGCGGCGTGTATCGTAATGCAATCGAGCATAAACGCCGGTTCGGCTGATTGCGCGATCCTTTGCTGCTGCGAGTAGCTTCTCGTGCATCCGGTTTTCTTCCCATACCCACGTCAGCAAGCGTTCTTTCGCCTTTGCCCGGCTGTTTTCTTCCTCTTGTAGTGGACTTGGCGTGTATCCCGGCTTAACCATGTCCGCAGGATCGTCGAGAACGTCCGGAGGAACGGTCACTTTCGGTTCCTTCTCGAATTGCCAGGCCGCAGTCGAATCGATAAGCTTCCGGGGGTAGTTCATCGTAAGCTGCGTCGGTTCATAATCGATTTCTTTCGGCTTAACGTAGTCGGTCCAAACGTTCAGATCGCCTTCGTAGCGTCGGTAAAGCTTGATTTCGTCAACAATGCGCTGAAATTCTTTCGATCCAAGCGCTTCTTCCATCGGGAGAACAAATTGAAACGGGTTTATAAAATTTCGGTCAATGACTACGATTTAAAACGCCTCCTTTCAGTAACGGTAATTTCCAACGTTGCCGCCTTTTCTTCTACGCGACTTCACAACGGCCGAAACCGCCATTTCTAAAGCATCGATAACGTCGTCATGGGCGCCCGTACCGTACTGCTCGAATTGCTCAAGCAAAAGTGCATGTTTCCGATCGAATTGGATTGTTCCGTTTTCAATAGAAGGTAATAGCGCCTCGATACGGAGCTCTTTTCGGCTTCGGTGTTTTACTTTCTTGACGCGAGTATCTGCCGGATAGCCTGCGTGTGTAAGCTGTTTTTTCAGCTCATCGACAAAAAATTCTTGCGCCGCCTGAGCTTCTGCCGCGATTATGGTCGGCTGGTACTTGATGACCTTCTCGACGATGACTTTCAAGAATTCGTCCGGCTTTAATCGTTGGCCAAACGTGTCTATGACATAAATAGAGCCGCTAACCTTATCGGTAGCGACGATCGCAATTGCGGAATAGTCTCCGCGTTCTTTACCCATCGCGAAGTCTACCGCGAGAGAAACGTCATACTTCATATAGTCGATATTTCCGTTGTGATACGTGAATTTTTCCGGGTTAAAGATCATCGATTCCTCATCGATCGGGTTGTTCATGTACTCTGTATTGAACGCTTTGGAGCCGTTATCCCATTTCCAACGCATCAGTTTAAACAACGGCTGGACGTCCGGCCACAAAACTTTGCTTCCGCGTAAGAGTTCGTCCTCGTTTTCCTTGTAAAACCGCTCTGCATCCGCAAGTCGATTCGGATTATCGCGATCAATATAAATAAGCCGGCACTTTTCCCAAAGATCTAGGCGTTCCGGCTGCTTTATAATCGCGCGATAGACTTTCGTTACGAAGTCGGATCGTTTATAAAGAACGTGCATCAATAACGAATCCATATGGACGGTCGTTCCCATGTAAACGAAGGCCGTCCGTTTTCCTTTCGGATCTCCTAACGGCATTACAGTCTGTGAAAACCAGTCGCGAAGGTTCGACCGCTGTTCCGGCGTACTTGCGTTTCCTCCCGGCCGTGCATCCTCTAGGTCGTCGCATATAATGAGATCCGGCCGCGTTCCGTTCCAGTTACGTCCACGAAGCGCCTGACCGGTCGAAGCCGCCTGAACGAGCGCTAATTGTTTCCGGCTGTCCCCATCTGGATGCCACGCGATAAATGATTCGGAGTTATCGATGATGTTCGCTTGGTCTTGCGGCGACAGCAACGGCCCGAAGTCTTCGCGCAGCTTCTTGTTAAACTTAAGCTGATTACGAATCCACTCCATATTGGCTTTTGAAACCGATGGCGTCTCCGAAATGATGATCGTGTATTTCCGTTTTCGATAAACGATCTCATGAACCGGAAAGGCTTTCGAAAGATACGTCGACTTGGCGTGCGAACGCGGCGCTGCTGCCGCAATCTTTTCGTTAACTCTTTCGGTAGATACTACGTTCATGATGTCGCAGATCTCTACGTGGAAGGCCGGCGCTTCGCTTACATCCGTGACGTCGAACCCGTCCCAGTTGCCGTCATTGTCCGGGTTGCGTGCGTCCGAGAAGTATTCAATAGAGAATTCGAGCAGATTACCTTCGCAACGATGAATCCGTTTAAGCCGCTCAAGTTCGGTCGCTTTTTCGTAATAGTCGGCGATCTCTGACGCAGGAATGTCATCGCCGTAAGTTTCGTCGAGCGCGTCCAAGTATTCGGTTAATACGTTGATGAGTTCTTCTCGTTCATCCCGCTTCAGCCAACGACTATCAACCCATGCGATAAAGATCGCCTCCTTTCACTTATTTCGAATGTTTCTTAGCCGCGGATCTTACGAGTAGGTCAAAGAAAAATAAGAACGGATAGAAAGGCACCTTAAACAGCGAGTAGAGAACCGCTAGTACAATACACGCAAGAGCCAATGTCTTTAATTCATCGGACACGGTTTCTGGTCCCTTCGCGATCTTTAATCGATCGGAACTGCTTAATCCTAGAGTTACAATCGCACCAAGAGTACTTTTGAACGTTATACCGGCGTATAACATTCCGAGTAGTAAGTAGATCAAAACATAAACCAACTACCTTACCTCCTTTCATTTTTCGTATTGACTTTCGTTTTCTTTTTCGTTAATATGAGTGTAACAAAATCATTTTTATATTACGGAGAGTGAGCGAAATGGCAAACGAAGTTTTTCCGATTAAATCAAAACGCGATTACAACAAGTTTATTAAAGCGCTGAAGCCGGGACGTGATCGGAACCTAGGGCAGCTAGGAACTGCGTTCGGCCTGCGTATCAGCGACTTGTTAAAGTTTAAAATCGGAGAGCTTCGTGGCCATAAGTCGATCACGATTTGGGAGAAGAAACGGAAGAAAAAACGTGTGATTACGTTCAGCCCTTCCGTTCTCAAAATCGTTAACCAACTCGAAGGTGACGACGACGATTACGTATTCGCCAGTCGGCAAGGTGGCGGAAAGCCGATCACCCGCGTTCAGGCCTATCGTATCTTAAACGACGCAGCCAAACGAGCCGGCATTTATGATAAGATCGGCGGCATCGGCACCCACTCGCTCCGTAAGACGTTTGGTTACCGCCTATATGAAAACGGCGTTGATATCACGCGCATTATGTCGATACTCAACCACTCAAGCGAGCGCGAAACGTTGAGATATATCGGAATTACAGCCGACGAGATATCGGAAGCTTACGAAAGCATCGAGGTTTAGGACTTCGGTGCTTTTTCGTTTACAGAAGCGAAACCCATTTCGTCTGCCTCGTAGGATGTTCGTCTGCATATCCGAGGTTTCCGACGACCTCCCGCTCCCATTTCTTCTTCTGATCCGTTTTAAGTTCACTATACGCAAGGATAACCGTGGTTGGCCGCACTCCTTTAAACTGCCATCCGACCGCTGCCTGCCCTACTGCTAAGGCTCGGAAATGCATTCGATCATTGTCGAGATCCTTAAATACGCTTTCGATAATCCGCGCCTGATCCGGCGTATCCACGACCATGACTACGAATTCCATCAACAATCGCCTCTATTGATTTCATCGAGAAGTTTCCGCATAGATTCCCCGGCTTCTTGCGCACTAACGCGATAAACTTCGCTAGGAGTGAGTATTCGAAGCGCTTCTGCTAACTGAGACACATCCACCTTAGTATTTCCGAGATCTTTTTCGAGAGTACGCGCCGCCTCTTCAACGCTAATCTCCACCTGTTCCTCCCGCAATTCAGCCAACGCCTTAGTCGCCGCCTTTGCCTCGCGTTGAATCGCCTTCAGGCCGGTTATGGCTTCGGAAACGTCAACGTCGATCTTGACGCTGATTCCGTTCGCACCGTCGATTTGAGCGTTTTTTGGACTACCATCGATATATATCGTAGCGTTGTCCGTAATATGCGCCTGCCCTCCTGCATTTAAGAGGGTGGTTCTTCCGATTGATTCGCGCTTTGATTCCGCCATCCACATCGTCTCCTTTACGTTTTTAAATACCGGGCTTGGTCCGCATCGTTGAGAGGCGTTCCGGCTTATTTATCGCAAGCACAAAAAGAGCGACCCATATTCGGATCGCCCTCGTTCTGATTGCGTTGGACTTAATAAGTCCTGTACTTACCTGATGTAGTGTATACCTTATGAATATTCGTTAACTGATTTCTTTTAAGATATATGTTTTCTGCTAGTCTACTATCTACGGTTAAAAAGTTTAGGCTATGCTGATTTGCTATCGCAACGTTCGCGGCGTCAGCTGATCCTAAGTCTTTGTAGAGCTTGAACTGCTCCATAACCGCCTCTCTGTTTCCGTCAATTACTAGAAAAACCTCATTATCTATTAACTCTTCTATGTTGCTGATAGTTTCATCGACCACTTTTTCAGGGTTGATGTTCGAAAAGTCTTCCTTAGGTTTCTTTCTTCGGTAAGACTCAAGAGGACGACCTGCTAGATGGGTTACCTCGTTAATAATTAATGGATTAACAAAAAGAAAAATCGCTTTACTGTTTTCATCGTCTTCATCAGATAAAATATGAGTTTCAAAGAGGTTATTGACTGTGTTGTGCCAAGCATCATACTCATTCGCCAGAGCGAGTATAATACCTGTGTCTAACAAGATTTTCTCTTTATTGGAAAACCCTCGAAAATTCCGATTAAAATCAATCTTTATCATATTTCCAGGAATCTCTGACCTTGTTCAAATCTAATTTTGATGATGAGCTACCGACGAATTTCTTTAATAACGCTTTTTTCTTTTTATCCAAAGGCTTGAAGGAATTCTTTGAAGCTAATGCGTTCATATCTTTCTCCCCCTCTTTTCTCATATACCCAGCACCTCCTGATTTGAATACAGCTTGTGCTAGTATATACCCTCTCAGGGAATATTATACCAGCTGTTCGCTATTTGCGAAAGATTTAAAAGCGCGAGTGGCAAATATTTTAGAAAATATGAGGGCGAAAGAGGCGGACTTCTACCGGACCCGCGAATCCGGTAAACCGCCGGTAAGGAGGTGCCAGAGAATGCTGCTTTCAATCCTTGTATCCGCAAGACCTACGTGTCCTGACTGCGGAACGTACAGTAAAGACGGAAACCCAGCCACACTTGATACGTGCTCATTCTGCCAAGATATGAACGTATTGAATATTAACACCCGCCGCCTCAAGGTTGGGCAGCGTGGTTTTTCGGAAGGCAAGACCGGTTATAATCCTTCCGTGAGGCCGTTTCTGTTGCTCTTGTCAGGTTAAGCGCTCCGAACGCTCGCCTCTTATTTCGCGCGGTTTTCAATGACCCGTGTAAGGAGGTACGCGCCCGGTACGTATAAAATTACACGAAATTAGCGATTCTAACCGTTACCCTACCGAATACCCTCGGCGAAGGCTAAGACGCCTAATTTCGTGTAATTTGCGTGCGAAAATCGTTATGCTATCGTTTCTCGTAGCCTACGCCTCTTCTCCGTGACCTCTTCGCTATCTCCATATCGCGGCTGCCTTTCGTCTGTCCACATCGGTTCGACGCGACTGTATCCGTTCCCTAGATCGATGATTCTCCGATATTTGCGAAGGTCATACGCGCCCGATTCGATTAGGCGTTGTTCGAGCGTTTTCGAGTTATGTTCGACAGTGTTTATCGTTAGTGACATCGGCTGCACCTCCGCAAAGTCAAAGTGAATTTTTGATATGCGCGTTTAAGATGCGCCTGGAGCCGCGGATTTTGTTTTTCCCTCCCCGGCCCCCTCCTTCGTTGTGTATCCGGTATTCATTCGTTTGTATATCGAGTGTAACACTATCGGATTCTGTTACACTGACGTTCATCGCAATCGTTGTCATATCAACGTTCATTCGTTGTTGTATTTCGTTATGTATTTCGTTTTATTTATGCAGCGTATAAACCGCGTCATATCAACGTTCTTATGTTCGGTAGGATCAGCGCGATATGTATAAGATATTGCATAAACGGATGGGCTTTCGTCAAAGTGATCGGAGGGTCGCGCGCAAGGAGGTTTCAGCTTACAGAATAATATCCGCCGTCACCCCTCGTAAACCCTCCGTATCCTATTCGTTTCCTATATACTGCGCCTACTATTCGGCATCCTTACGCAACGCTCTCATACGCTCTATCTGCGCCTTCATCTCGTCTATATCCGTATCGCTGCCGTTCTTATTCTCTACGACTACATTATCCGTAAGCATACTATGCGCCTGCAACAGCGTTCTAAACATCGCAGCATTTCCGTCGTTAATGATATGATCCGGTATGGAGTCCATTACTTCCGGTAAACGATCGAGAGTGTTCCGCATAATCTGACGCTTTAGTTCGTCATTAAACGAATCATTCTGCCGCCATTCATATAACGTCTGCCTACTTACGCCTACTTCTTCGGCAATCTGATCGTAAGTCATTCCGCCTCTTTTCGGCTGTGCTAAAATCGTTATGGCAGCGATCTGTTTTTCGCTAAGTTTCCGAGCCAATTCTCCGCCCTCCTTTCCGTTAAGTTTACGTAGCTTTACGTCCTTCTATTACGTATAGACAACTACGGACGTAAAATATGCGTAGTTATCGATAAGATAGCGTAATTATTTTCGCTAGTTTTACGGACTCCTTTCCGTTTGTTTTAAAACATAGCGGCCACTCCGTCGCTTACGCTCCTCCGTGTCCGCGGATATTATTAAGACCTTTATCGCGATACAATTATTTATACAATATACATGATTGCGTTTCTGCGGGACGGAGTGAAACGTAGTTCCCGCTAGTCTTCGAATTCAGAAGACTAAGAAGTAATTCCGGACTCAAAATCGCTGTATCCCTTGCGGCTGTAAGCGCGAACCCCATTTTCGGTTGTGCGAATAAAGTCGTGTTTTTGGCCGATTTGTGCGAATAAGATCGTGTTCATTATCAATTACGTTATTCTAATTGAGAATAAGACGATAATCACCCGACCTCTCACCGTCATATCTATCGTATTATTATTCATATAAACGCATAAATATACGATAATAACACGAAGAAATAGACGCCAATCATTCGTCAGCGTCTTCGTCTAGGTCGATAAGCTCCCGTATGTCCGTTATGTTCAACGCGGTCGCAATCCGGCTAAGGTGGTCGAGTTGTACTCGTTCCTTAATTCCGCGACATAGTTCGCTGATTGCAGACGGACGTATTCCGGTTAGTTCAGCGAGTTCCTTTTGCGACATATCCTTCCGATCAAGTAGCTCGGCTAGCTTTATTTTAACGATCATTGCCGGCACCTCCTGCGATAATTATATCGTAAAAGCGATATTTTTGTAAATAACGTATTGACGTTATAACGGTAATGCGTTATAATAGAATTAACGAAAGGAGGTGAACGTAATTGATTGACATAGTCATGAAGCTTTCGGCAATCGCCGCATCTTGGCTCGGAATTATCAAGCTCGGACTTGAACTCCGCAAGATGCGAAAGGACGATCAGTCCAAAGCCGAAAGTAAAGAGCGACGATCTCCCACCACGAAGAACCGTCGCCGAACATAAGCTACGAGGGGCGCAAGCCCCTTGTCAATCAATTATAACACGAATGAAACGAATTGATACCACCGAAATTTTGTTAGTTGTCGTCTTGCTCGCCTGGATTGCGGATATGAACTTCGGCCGGCTGTCCGTCCTGGACTACGTCGGCCTCGGATCAGCGATCGTTTTAGCTATACTTTTAATTTTAAAATCGAGGAGGAAACGATAATGAGAATTGATATTGAACGGATAAGTCCCGATGCGCCAGTGCTAGCACCAGATGAAATCGAGTACATGCTCGATCTCTACAAAAGTCCTGATATGCAGTTCAAGAACGAAAATCACGCATATAAATTAGGTTTTGATTTTGCACTTACATGTCTAGGATACACAATCGTGGATAAAGACACCGAACGCGAATAAGGACGGTTACAAGCCGCCGATGGTTGGCGGCTCATACATTCTAATTTTTACGAATTCTAATCATATATTGCGGAGGTCATGACGATGAATAAAACGAAACTTTTAACGGCCATCCTCGGCCTATCAATCGCAGGCAACGCGGCTCTCGGCTTTTACGCCGCAAAGCTGAACGAAGATGTCGATATTGCTTATCGCGTGGCTGACGACATGGCAGCCGAAGCCAAAGACGCCCAGGAAACGATCGAGCGCGAATATATTGTCGAAGGAAAAGATTACGCGGTTTCAGCGGATGACGGCGGCTTCTCTTTCGATCCGGCAGCCACAGACGCAAAGCCAGGCGATCGAATAAGCGTGACTTTTACAAAGGATCAATACGAAAATGGCAGCGGATTTAAGGCGATTAAGGTTATCGAATAACACACGAAATCAGGCGTTAAGCGGCCGCTGATACCTAATATACCCGCAACAGATTCCGGCGGCTCCTACGCTTTAATTTCGTGGGAAAATCGTTGTCTACGGCGTTGAATCCCCCGAGCTAATGTCGTATCCTATTAGTCGGAGGTTGAGGACGAATGGAATACGAAACAAAAGGATACGATACGACGATTGTATACGACTACAAAGAGTATCCAGACGTTCATCACGGACGCTGCGACAACTGCGATTATACGCTTTTTAAGAGTTCGGTAAAAGATGGCGTTTTCTTACGTGAGTGCCGCCGCTGTGGGATGAAAAAGAGCATATAAAAAGAAAGGCGCCAATTACGGCGCCTTTTTTCGTTTATTTACGGCTTCTTAACGTTAAACATCGCAAGCAGCGTCTTATCAGGCGCCTTGGATTGTCGATAAAACACGTTAGGATTGAACGTATATCGTTCAGGTTCGCTGCCGACCTTTATTCGCGCGACAACGAACTCCCCATCGAATTTCATCTGCTTCAGCCGCCGGCCAAGCGTATCCGGTGTCACTCCGATCGCCGCCGCAAGCTCTTTCTTGTTGAACCAACGGATATGCTTCGGATTCTTTTCGAAAGGATTGGCGCATAAAGCGTTTGTTTCGTAGTGAATGAACGGCAACATCCGGTAAATCAGGCCGATGTCCGTCGCCTTCACTTCGCTGTATACCTTCTTAATCTTCGCGGTATACAATTTGACAACGTACTGGCTACCGAAGTTACCTTTGAAGTGGTAGCGCTCGTTCACCGAGTATATGCCGTTTTCCTCCCGAATAATATCGTGCTTAGTACACGCGCTCAAGAAATCGTAAAACGTTCGCGGCTTTTTTACGAGCTGTAGAACGGACATCATATCCGCCGTGGTCATCGGAGTTTTATCGCGGCTAGATTTAACGAGAACACCGTTATAGTCGACGTAGCATTGCAGCAACATCAAATACCCGCACTGGGCCGTTGTGAGAGCGTCATATACTTCGTGAATATTAGACATATTGGCGTTGGAAAAGTCGCGTCTGTCCGTCGTCTGCTTTTGCTGTTCCCGGAAAGCTTCATCCTGGTTCCGATGCCTTAGCGTGTAGTCTGTCGATAGATCTTCGCCCGTCTCTGCGTTTACTACTCGTAATCTTTTCAAAATATCGTCTCCTTTTTCGCAAAATAAAAGAGCGCGGATTTGGCGCCCTCATAACGTATAGCCAGCAAAACGGATTAAAACGGAACAATTAATGAATAATTTTTTCGCCGGTTGCGATATTGACCGTAAATTGTCCTTCGGATTTTCCTTTTACGAAATCGTTATATCGTTTTCGGCGTTCTTTATTTCGCGATCTAGCCGCCTTGTCAACGAACTTAGATTCATAAGAAGAACGTTTTCTTCGCGTCGGAACTTTATAATTTCGGCCATCTGCACCGTACTCTTCGGCAAGTTTTTCGGACGCTTCCGACTTAATACGTTCCTCCCGTTGGGTTTCACTCATAATCGGATACTCTTCGCGAGCCATTTTATCCGGATGAGGGTCCGAAAGCTCCTCGTAGATAATAAGATTCGCCATACGTTCAAGTGCGGCGGAGTCCGGAGATTTGCCGACTGAATCGTGGTAGGCTTCCACAAGTGCGTTAATTTCCTTAATACGTTCAATACGATCCAATTCTCCGGCTTTTGTTCGCTGCTGTAATTCCGTAATCATTTCGTGCAATAGTGCTTTATCCATTAATTCGTCCTCCCATCGAGTATCCTTCGCCATGTCCCGCCCAATAGTAGTAAATATCCGCGATCTTATCCGCAGCAGCATCGATATGTTTAAACACGGCATCCTGCCCGATCCCCATCCGTTTCCCTGCCTCCACTTGCGTCAGGTCTTCGAAATATACAAGCCGGATAGCTTCGCGCTGCCTGTCGGTCAGATACGCAAGCTCAATCGCGTTGTGCAGATCGAGCAGCACTTCGGCAGCTTCGTATTCTCCGAGTCGTTTGCGGCTGACGAACTTCGGATAATCGGAGAGCAACGTTTTGACGCCCTCCGCATTGTCTAGCGCATATGTCGTTTCAAATTCGCGATCCTTTCGGTGTAGATCGATTTTGACTTTTCCGATAACAACCGCCTCCTTTTTCGTTAACAATCCGCACACTACTGTTGACTATCTGTAACTAATCCGTCTATACTTAACGTAAATACTTTCGTAAGGAGATTCGATATGGCTCTTACGTGGATATCAAACGACTTTGAACGCAACCTCAAAGCGTATATAACAATCGAAAAGCATCGACGTTTGTTTATTTCGGCTGGTGCCCGGCGAATCATCGGATTACCTGCGGACGGTCCGTTTTATCTGACGGTAGCCTATGATGCGGACGAAAACCGCATTGTGGTCGGAAAGCCCGAACTCGTTAATCAGCCGGACGTCAAGCCGTTTAAGTTCGATAAGCGCGGTAACGTGTCGGCTAGGCCGTTCTTACGCAAGGTCGGCATTGATGTCGATAAGCTTCCGCAACGTTATTATTTGATCGGTGATGGTGATGCGTCCAAGCAGCCGTACTTGGCGTATCCGAAGCATACATACGCGTTTCAGTTAGACGAGTAGCTGTTCCGCAAGAGCTCGCCCTACATACCACGCAACACGCGAAGCGATTCCGTTTCCCACAATCCGATACTGTGCCGATAAGGAGATATCGTCTGGCAGGACGTAAGTATCGGGCGCAGATTGGATTCGGAGACATTCACGGACTGTGAAACGTCGTGGTGCTTCGGTCGGATGAATCGGCTGACCGTTGTTGTGATGCGCTGGAATTGTATTCGACGGTTTATCCATCGATTGAACGCGATTAGCTTGATCGTAGGTGTATTCGCTTTTTGGCGTCCAGTAAGATTTTTCATCGTGGTTAGCGTAAAACAAACCGTAAGGAACTCCTTTGCCCATAACTGCCGGAATAGTTCGCGAAGGCTCTCCCATCGTAACCGGACGATTTTTCGCAACTGATGCCGGATTGCGGTCTAAGTATGCGATCTGCTTATCGTTTAGCTGAACTCCCGGCTCCGGCAGATCTCCGATAACATCCCGTAATACCTTCGTTTGATAATCGCCTTCTAACGGCTTCGGAAACTCGAAAGTGATTCCGAGGTCTTTTCGTATTCCAACGATGAACACTCGCTCTCGCTTCTGGGCTACTCCGTAATCCCACGCGCTCAGCACTTTCCAACTAATCTCGTAACCTATTTCGTTAAATCTTTCGATAAGGGCATCGAATGTTGGGCGATGTCGCTTCGTAATCAGCCCCTTCACGTTTTCGAATACGAAGGCTTTCGGTTGCTTGCGCTCAATAATTTCGAGGTAACGGAAGATTAATTTACCGCGTTCGCCATCTGCTCCCGCGCCTTTACCCGCAACCGAGAAGTCTTGGCACGGAGGACCGCCGAAGATTACGTCTGTGTCCGGCAAGCTATCGATATCAATTTCGTTAATGTCCGCCTGTTCTACGTAATCACCGAAATTGTGGCGGTAGGCTTTGACGGCATTCTTATCGAAGTCCAGCGCCTTTACAATATCGTAGCCGGCCGCTTTAAATCCAATTGCGCCGAGTCCTCCTCCGCAGAATAGTTCGAGTACCGTCAGTCCATTTGCCGGCAGTTGCGGCGTTAAGTTAAAGTCGCCCATATGTCGTCCCCCTTATATAAGTTCCGCCATAATCTCGTCCAGCTTTGCGTATAACTCTTCCGGCTCGCCTACGTTCTCGATTTCGTAATCAACTTCGAAACTATCGACGGCAAGCTCAGTCGGATGGTCTAAGTCGGCAAGCTCGAAAGCATCGCCGGCTTTTTTAGCGCGTTCAATACGGAGATCGACCGGTGCTGTTATGCGGATAAATACGAAACCTTCGTCCTTCAGACGCTGATATTCGTTAGGCTGCCGGCAATCGTCTATGATTACGCGATTCTTCAGTGACGTGTTATTGCCGCATGAGCAAGGATGGCGTTCGAGATAGGCGGCTATTTTCGGCATGAGAGCGTCGATCCATACGTCCTCTCCGAAGGCTTCCCGCGCCCACTGTCCGAACTCTTGGTAATGAGCGCGTGGCTTCGGATTCCTCGGAACGTTAGGGAATGCTCGGTGGAATGCGTCCTTTAGTTCGTCGCCGAATGCGAACGCTTGGAAATCGTAGTGAAGCGAGATATACGTTGCGGCCAGCGACTTGCCTGCGCGAAGTGGTGCGGTGAGGGCGATCTTCATCGGCGTTCCCTCATTGCGTTAAGAAGTGCGGCAACCTCTTCGGCTGTGAACACCTTTTCATCCCTCTTACCGTTTGTAATGGCGTAAAGATTGTAGATCCGGTCATTTTCAGCGTCTTGAAAATCGTCAATACGATCCTTAATTTTCGCTAATTCTTCGCCGTGCCTCCGGTTGTCTTTGTGCAGCGTGTCGATTTCGTCTTGTAGACGTTTAACTTTTTCGTATAGAAAATCGGTCACATCCTCGTTTGTAGCATAATCGTGTACGATTCTATCCTCCAGCTTAGCGATATCGTGGCGAATATCCGAAACGTCATTCCGTAGATTGGCGATTCTACCCGGACCCATTTCGTCCCATCCGAGGTCTTCCTTGATCCGTTTATTCTCACGTTCCAATTCCGCAACACGCGTCGCTAGGTTAGCGATAACGTCGATCGGGTCGGACGGCTGCGGTTGTTCTTCGGAGGATTCTAACGGGACAAGGACGCGATACTCATGTAAATATAGTGGAATATCCCTTTCGTCCGACACTCGCACATTAGCGTATTCACCGAAGTAAGTGTCATCCGTTGCGTAGCTTTCAACCGTACCTACTTCACCAATTCGAAAATTTCCGAACTCCTCCGAAGAATCCTCGTCATCTACAACGACAATCTTCTCGCCTACTTCCGCCTTGCGGTCGACCATTTCGTAGCGCTCCGTACCGTCAGGTCCGTCAATGTGGACGATGTTGGTCGGTTCGAGAGTATTTACGAAATCCTGACGTATATAAAACCCGCTTTCGAGTTTATAGTCGCCCTCAAAACCTCGGACTTCTACAACATGCTCTGCCGAATTGCCCTCGCCTGGAAGTACTACCATATCGCCAACCTTCGCCTTCCTATCGACCTCTACATATTCGCGTTTGATTCCGCCAAGTGATTCGTCAGCCAATACGTGAATTTTTTCGTTAGTTTTCGTCATAATATCGCCCTCCTATTTAATCTTTCATAAACACAAGCCAATGTGTTTTACTTCTCCGGTTTCCGAATAGCGGTTTAAAATCTATGGCTTTAAGAATCTCGCTTAATTTGATTTGATCTTCATTCCATTTGAAAACAAGCGTGCCGTTTGGTTTCAGCACTCTCATACATTCTCTAAACCCTTGCGCAATATCATATTTCCAATTTTCTTCAAGCTTTCCGTACTTCTTGGCCAACCAAGAACCTTCGCCAGCTTTAAGTAAGTGTGGAGGATCAAAAACGACTAGATAAAACGAATTGTCCTCAAACGGCATGTTTCGGAAGTCGGCTAATACATCAGGGCTCACCTCTAACTTTCTACCATCGCTTAATGTATCGCTTAGTTGCCGTATGTCCATGTAGCAAACATCATCGTGCTGCTTATTAAACCAGAACATACGGCTTCCACAGCATGCGTCTAAAATCCGTTTCATTAGTTCAACCTCCCGTTTATTTTCGTCTTACGCACTCCGCAAACACTTGCCGCGATTTTGGTTCCGGTATATCTAGCGCCATCTGGCCGGCTTTTGCGAGTTCCTCCGCCATCCGTAGAAATTTCTCAGCGAACTCTCTATCCGTTGTGATAAGCTCACCTACGCGGTAAGCGTCTAATTCCGGAACATATTCGATTTTCATTTGATCACCCGCAATTCTACCGACTGCCGGCCGAACTGTACTGCGTCGGCTTCATTCGCGACCAACAGATCGAGTCGTGCGCCTTTAATCGCACCTCCCGTGTCGATCGCCTTCGCCCGGAAGCTCGAACCGTCAGCGAGTCGGACTTCTACCGTAGAGCCAAGCGCTATCACAGACGGATCGACCGCTATGACGCGCGCTCCTTCATAATAGATCGAATGGCTGACGTCGACTCCCGTTTTGGTGATGCCGGTGCAGCCTTCCGCACAAAAGGCCGTATAAGCTGTTGCGGTGAAAGTCCGCCATGCTGACGTTTTAGTGGCGGTCGGCTTCTTCGCTTTCTTCAGCGCCTTGATTTCGTCCACAAGCGCCTGTATCTGCGCGTCCTTTTTCGTTATCTCTTTCGTTAATTCTTCGTTGCGTTGTATGGCCGCTTCCTCTGGCGTAAGCCATGGCGGCTTTGGCGGCTGCTCTGCCGGACAATGTCCGGAGAATAGCTGCGCTGTTAGCGTGAAATTCGTTAGGATACCGATGCTTACACCTCCTCGAAGAATTGGTTCGTCCATGGCTCTACATTAACGACTTCCTGACGCAAGGCTTCCGCTAGGTCAGCGATCTCCTTTTGCGCACCTTTGCCCGGCTTACGTTTCGAATAGAATTCGAGTAACGACCGTAGATTCACAGTCATTACGAGATTAGTTGCGGCTGCTTGCGGTAGGACGGCGCGGGCATCTTCCGCAGGCACTCCTAACGCTCTCAATTCGTCATATTTCCGCTGTGCGTCTTGCATTGCCGCGATAAAAACGGCGTCAGCTTCCGGATCATCGATTTTATCTGGTATTACGTAATCAAACCCGCCGATCTTATCATTGCTTCCCATCCGCACGTACCGCTGTGACTGGACGCTGAAACTAAAACCGACGCGATGCCGCGTAAGCTGCGCCAATAACGCCCGGCTTACGCCTTCAATCGCAAAGGTGAACGTTAGGTGTTCGAGGGTCGACGTGTGACCGGAACGGACGATCATTCGGAATAGGCGGTCGGCGTCGGTGCCTGCGCCGCCATCTGACGCTTTGGAGCCGAAATACTTGGCGCCTTCCTTTGCGACGATTTCAGACGGCTTGTTGGCGCTGTAGCACGTTCTGATTGCGGTTAGGGCGACCGCTTGGCCGTCAGTTACGCCCTCACGAAATAATTCGCCAACGTCAGTCAATGCGTCCTCAGTTTCGTTAAGCGCGAACATTTTCGCAAATTTCTCTGAAACTAGTGTATGGGCGATTAGTTGTACGTTCATTTTAGTTTCCGCCATTTATTCGTCCTCCTTCGCTAGACTTTCGAAAACTCTTCGGTATTGTTCGTTAATAGATTGCGTAACTATGTCCCACGCCTTCTCTTTCGTAGTGATCCGAAAGGTACAATCGTCTTTTCCGTAAAACCCGTGAGTGACAACATAATCGCGAAACAGCTCGTTCATATAGTCGAGGTCGCCCGCGCCATAGAATTTTCCGTTCAAGAAACAGGCGTATGTTTGCGCCATTATATCAGCTCCTTTCCCATCAGCCCTCCGAAATATTCCGGGTGCGGACTTCCGACGCCGCTACTCCCGAAACCGTCCGCACCTCTATCGCTATCGCCGAGCGCATCAACTTCCGTAAAAGCCGCCTGCTCGACCGGCTTAATTACGGCTTGGGCGATACGATCGCCTTTGCGGATAATGTACGAAAACTGCGGCAATTCTCCGTTCATTCTATAAATCTCTCCGGTAACCATTATCGGTCCATAGTCGAAGGGAACTTCCATATTTAACGGCGAGATATTATCGACAACCACTCCGACCTCGCCCCGATAGCCCGCGTCAACTGTACCGAGCTGAACGCGTAAAGGCGTCTTCAATGTAATGCCCGAACGCGGCCGAATCTGCATTTCGTAGCCTTCCGGAATCTCGAATGCTAGCCCCGTTTTGACTAGCGCGGTTTTTCCCGGCTCGATAATGACGTCTTCTACCGCTACTAGGTCGAAGCAAGCGTCGGAAGCATGAGCATATTGAGGAATTTGTGCATCGGGTGACAGGCGTTTAATATTTACGTTCATTCGAAAACCTCCTCGTTAATATTTGCGTATATATTTTCGTTAATGGACGCTTACTCGAAATAGAAATCGCTGTCCTGGAGCGCCTCGACTGTAGCCTTTTTGTAAGAATTTCCCTTTTGACTGAAGAAGTCGTGGGACTTTGTTTTTGTACTTAACCCGTTCATTACAATCGGGTTCGGTGTTTCATCGGCAAAGTAAGGATCGAAGCCGAGATTCATCAACGCTTTGTTTCCGTTGTATCGGACGAACTTTTTAACGTCGTGAGTCAGTCCGACTTGATCGTAAAGATCCTCGGTGTAGGCGATCTCGTTTTCGTAGAGTTTCGCAAGCAATTCGATAGCAAAGTCGCGTAGTTCGAGCTGTACGTCCGGCTCTTGTCGGTTGTATATTTCCTGCGCAAGCAAACCGACATAGACGCCGTGGATCGCCTCGTCGCGGATAATGAGATTAATGATCTCGCCGCTATTCATCAGTTTACCTTGGCCGTAGAAATATAACGGATAATAAAAGCCGCTATAGAAAAGGAAGCTTTCAAGGTAGACCGACGCAACCATCGCCTTGTAAAGCGAAATGTCATCGCCTGGTTTAATCGCGTTGTACAGCCCACCAATGATTTCGGCCTTACGCTGCAAGTATCGATTCGTCTTCACCCATTCGAACAGTTCCGTAATTTTCTCCATTGGTGCGAGCGTCATGAAGATGTTCGAATACGACTTCGCATGGACTGCGTTTTCCATCATCGCCATAAAGTTCAGGACGGCTTTGCGCTGATGACCGGATACCTGGGCGGCAATTAACGGCATTCCCGTGTTTCCCTGCTCCGTATCCAGAAGCGTCAGCCCCGCGAGAACTTTCATATACGTATCTTGTTCGTTGGCTCCGAGATACTTCCACGTTAGAAGGTCGCCATTCAGCGAAATCTCTT